CGTAGTATTCCTCCATTGCCTTCTCGTAGGTTACCTTTGCTTCTGCATTTGCATCCACAAAAGGCTGCTTCTCGGCATCTGGCATCGCCTTCCAGCGCTCACCACAGACCTTGGCAATATCAGACACACGGATCTTGCCATCTGGTGCTTCCTGGACAAGTTCTGCCTTGACCTCTTCACGAATGCTATCTGTGAAGAGCATGTAGGCGTTCTTGGGTCGCTTTGGAAGGTTTGGGTCACGAGGTTCCTTGGTAGCGCGTCGTCCGCGTCGAGACTTCTCACTAGTAGTCTTGGTCTTGGTCTTTTCCAGCGCGTTGTGGATTGCCTGCTTGAGCTGCTCTTCATTGACACTGTCGGGGTTGCCATCAAAGAACTCAGTCATGCTTTCGACAAAAGCAGGGTTAGTAGCAGCTTCAACATGAGAAGTCATTTTGAGTGTGAGAGTTGGTTTGTTGCGAGTGTGTTCGAGTGTGATTTTAATAATCTCTACTCTGGAAATTTATAAGTCAATTTTGCTCGTAGACTGGGTGCTAATCTAGACTGAGTGCTATTCTAGCAGAGGTATCCAGTCTAGAACAAAAATTGATTTTGTAATTCTGCCAGTGGACTCTGGTAAAACTCACTCGAACACACTCGCAACAAACCAACTCTCACATTCAAAACATGCCCTCCATCAACGCTCGCGTTTACCCCGTTGGATCTGACGTGCCAAAATTCGTTCCCTACGCACTCCTTACTAACCCAGTTACAGTGTTCAACTCAAGGTTCAACGTTCGTCGCCAGGATGCTGGATTCATCATCGGAAGCAAGGGATTCAAGGTGAAGCGCTTCATGCGTGACACTGGCGCACACATCGAGATGGCACACATCGACAACGAGAGCTTCTTCTACATCCAGGCGCTCAAATACGAGTCTGTTCACGCAGCTGTCAGACTCATCGAGGCAGAGGCACGCAAGGCGTTCGACCTCAACACTGGACGCAAGCAGAAGACAGTGTCCAAGAAGCACTACCAGATGACTGTTCCAGTCGTGTCAGCTACTGCCGGACTTCTCATCGGTCGTGGTGGCGCCACCTGCCGTGGAATCAAGCAGAAACTCGGTCTTGCTGGATTGCGTGTCGACACAGTGGATGGAGTTACCACCGTTCGCATCTCTGGCAACAACCTCGAGCACTGCCAGAAGTCAATCGCACAGCTCCAGATGGACTTCCCCACTGTGTTCTTCAGCGCTCCACCAGCTCCTCGCAAGGTAGCACCACCACGGAGCAGTCCTCCCGCTCGCCCTCCACCGCTTGACTTTGGTGTTGGAGGCGGTGCCGTCGCCCCAGAGGTTCCAACTTCGCCCATCGACTACTACCTGCCAGAAGGTGCTGGTGGACCTCGCACACCGGATGGACCTCCGCCCCGCACTCCTGATGGACCTCGCACTCCTGATGGACCTCGCACTCCTGATGGACCTCCTCCAGCATCTTCTTGGAGGGGTATCCCAGAGGAGTAGTTATACCAGGAGTGCCTGTTGGCAGACCGGATGCTGCACTTCTTCACTAAGAATAATTAAAAACCCAAGAAAAACTGTAAAAACATAAAACACCCAAGAAAAACTATACAAATTAAAACCCCAAGAAAAAATCCCCCTGTTCCCTCCCTTTGTTACCGCTTGCTTCCTTTTTTTTATTTAGTATTTAAGGAATACTAGTGTCGAATAAATATACTAATACAATGACTATGCTAGAACCAGTAAAACCTATTTCTATTTTGTTTGATTTACAAGACGTTCCTAATTGGGTTCCCAATGACTATATTACAGATGAAGGAACTTGGCTTAATATGGCATTTGTTCCTGTGCCAAATACATACACATCACTAATAGTTGGACATGATGGCACTAGTTTGAGAACTCTCGGTAGATGCACTTCTACTATTATTGAAATAAAACCTTATGGTGGTCAGTCTATGCTAGTTATTTATGGATTAGAGAGATTAAACACAAGAACAGCATTTAATAGACTAGTTACAATTGTAAAAACTATTCAAAATAAAGTTGATACAGATAATGAAAACGGATATATTAGTAATTACTGTCTTACTCAGTAATTTTCATTTTTATTCCAATGAATTTCATTTAATACTAGTGTTTGAGAATAATTGAGAAGAAAATTGATTTAAGAATTTGTCCAGTTTATTTATCAAATACACCAGAAAAGAAAATGATTCCAAGTGTAACAACCGCAAGTGAAGTTATGTGGCGGAAAGTCAATAATCGTCTTAGAAAATTAAAGAGGAAATATGGAAATCGCAAGAAGAGAGAAATTTGGAGTTGGTTGGATTATTGTGACTTCACTTGCTACTGGTATAATGAAGAGTGGATGCCAGATTTTATGTATCACAAAGTCGTTCAAGACCGTGTAAATGATTGCCTTGATAAAATAATGGCAAGAGGTATCTTCATAGAACATATCCAGTATTTCTTTCGCGACCCATTGGAAAACAAGAGTATTGATTTCCTTAACTGGAATTTTAAAATTAAAAAAGGTGACATTGTCTACACCACAGAGATTAATCATGATATCCATTGTGACGACGACGATTACTCTGATGAAGAAGGTTATGCTATTCCAGACTGGTATGATGACCCTGATTATTATGCCGATTACAGAGTAGCACGACGAGTGCGCAAGAAAGTGATGAGGCGAGTGGAGGAGTTGACTAAAAGCAACACTGGAGTAGGACTTGAAAATGAAAGAACTCCCATAGAAATACCAGATTACTTTACAGGGTGTTCACAACAGCAGGAACCTGAACTGGAATCACAAGAATTAGAAGAAAATGAATATAATGTTGAGTGTTACGGAAAGGTTTGGGGATGTCCTGAAATGACTAATGGAACTCAGTTCTGCTGTAAGCATTATTGTCCTTTTGAATTCTGTGATGACCCTAGTGTTCTTGATGGTGAAAACGACCCTTGGAAAGTAGAAGACTGGAATACAAAATAGAATATTGAATTAATAGCGTAACTTATTTTCTATTATTTATTCTTAGTGCGTTTAAAAGTTGGGAAAAATATATTTTATTAGGAATAGTCAATCTTTTCGCATAAATTTACGGAATTCCTTAAGTCTCCCTGCGGATAATATTGTATTTTATAAATTGGCTTATAGATAACTCATCAAGTTATAGTAGGGAGAAGCACCCTGGAGTTCTAGCGCTTCTTCTGCGGAAACTCTTTTGCAATCATAATTTTCCGTTTTGATTGACAAAATTGAATTCAGTTTCCGTGCTCAATTGATAGCACATTATTTCAAGAAAGCACACAGCAACCATCAAATGCATTTTAAGCCGGTGATGTGGGTTCGATTCCCACACCTTCACATTGTGTAGGTTAGTTTAATGGCCAGAACACCGTAACCCAATGCTTTCTGCGTAACAACTTATGCCTCTGTGGCCAAATGGATAAGGCATCCGCCTTCTAAGCGGGAGATCGTGGGTTCGACCCCCACCAGAGGTAAATTTTCAGGTAATCACACAGCAATTAACCCTTCTTAAATTTTATAAATACAGAAACCCAAATGATTACCGTGTAACCAGCATATACCGATATTGTGATTCCATAGCTCAGCTGGTTAGAGCGTTCGACTGTTAATCGAGAGGCCGTGGGTTCAAATCCCACTGGAATCGCTAATTCAAGAGAATATACAGCAATTAAGTCTGTTATTGTATAAAACACCCAAATGTTCTCTGTTCAACTATGCCCCCTTAGCTCAGTCGGTAGAGCATCAGACTTTTAATCTGAGGGTCGTGGGTTCAAGCCCCACAGGGGGTATATTTCAAAGAAGCAAACAGCAACCTAAAATTTTAAATTGTATAAAAATATAAAATAAAAGTAAATGCTTCTTGTTCCCTCTTTATTTTGCTCCTGTAACTCAGTTGGTTAGAGTGCCGTGCTTATAACGCGGAAGTCGTGGGTTCGAACCCCACCAGGAGCACCATTGTCTCTATGGCGGAGTGGTCTAACGCGCTCGACTTAAGCTCGAGTTCCTTCGGGAGCGCAGGTTCGAACCCTGCTGGAGACACCACCCTCAAGAAACCACACAGCAATCATCTCAATTGTTTTTGGATTTAACAATCACCAATGGTTTCTGCATATATATTTCCTTTCAATTCCCCATTCCCCCATAGTCTAGTGGTAAGGATACTCGGTTTTCACCCGAGAGGCCGGGGTTCGATTCCCCGTGGGGGAGCTTTGGTCCCATAGTCTAGTGGTTATGACTTGTGACTTTGAATCACACATCCCGAGTTCGAATCTCGGTGGGACCTTAATCATGAGTGCTTACAGCAAATTACAAATTCTTTGACTTTCAATCAAAAACAGAATACAGCACTCAGTAACAAACCAACCAAGTCTCTATGGCGGAGTGGTCTAACGCGCTCGACTTAAGCTCGAGTTCCTTCGGGAGCGCAGGTTCGAACCCTGCTGGAGACACCAAACTCAAGAAACCACACAGCAATTATGTCTATTGTTTGAATAACCATAAATGGTTTCTGTTAACATATTTTTTTTGTTCCGCTGGTGTAGTTGGTTATCACGTATGCCTAACACGCATAAGGTCACCAGTTCGAATCTGGTGCGGAACTTTTTTTTAATGACATCGTGTCCGAGCGGTTAAGGAGATGGACTGCTAATCCATTGGGCTATGCCCGCGCAGGTTCGAATCCTGCCGATGTCGCTTTTTGGTTCCTTGGCCAAGGGGTAAGGCGTCGGTCTCGTAAACCGAAGATCGCGAGTTCAAATCTCGCAGGAACCTGTTACGGTGTTTTAGCTCAGTTGGGAGAGCGTTAGACTGAAGATCTAAAGGTCGGTGGTTCAAACCCACCAAACGTCAAATAAAAGTAAAAAAGTAAAAATTATCAAGCGGCGTAGCTCAGAGGAAGAGTGTTGGGCCCATAACCCAAATGTCGGTGGATCGAAACCACTCGCCGCTAAACTAGCTTCCATAGTATAATGGTTAGTACATCACGTTGTGGCCGTGAAGATGGGGGTTCGATTCTCCCTGGAGGCAATCTCTTTTATTTAAGGCATTACGATTGAAATATTATCGTATCTTTTTTTTATTCCAAAGTTTATCTCACTCGCTAAATTTTGTATAAATACAGGGTCACTATTATCTGTTAAATATACTGGTGCCACTGGTCTCTGCGTCCAGAAAATTACTTTCAACAGAAATCTTGACCACATTCCTCCAGTTACAATTATTGAACCACGGAGATACTGGTGTTCACTTGTTTTCAACTCTTTAATGAAACTACTCATACGGAATGAATATTTCATATTAACAAATCCTACCTCTCTTGTATCGAAAATGAAAATATAAGGTAGATGGTTACGGTTTAAATTATAGGAATTCCACTTGGTCAAAAAATCTTGAAAATCATTGTCATTTTCTGGAACTCCAGTCATTTTTATATGCACATAAGGAAAATTAGAATCGTCAAATGTTGCCCACATTAGTTTTGTTATAAAAAAAAATAGTTTTATCTTTTAAATCATTATTAATTAGAATATTTTAATGACACCTGTGAGATATGCCCAGAAGAATATACCTACGAAACATTTACTGAATAAATCTAATACATTATATCCTACATTCTTTGTTTTTTCATCGAGATAATAGAACACGCCATAGAATGCCCAGAATACTGTAAATGCCCAAAATATAATTTGATTATCAAAATTATAGTTACCTGCGAGATATCTCATATAAATAAGTCCATAGAGAAGGAAGAAGAATACAAATCCTAATCCTCCTCCTACTTTGCGTGTTGTTATTCCTACTTCTCCTACGTAACCAGCACCAAGCATAGCAAAATTAACGAGGAGTAAAAGCAAGAAGAAATCTGCTCTCACTTTGGTGTTATTGTTGTAACCTAGGACTAAGCATAATACGAGTATCATAATAGGTGTTGTAATCATCCAGTCTGTGTATCTTGTCATATTTATCTCGCGGAAATTTACTTCCTCGCCTGCTTTTGTTGCGTCATTCACCTTTTTCATAAATTGTGAGTAAAAAAATGCAGCCACAATAGAAATACAGGTTTCTAAATTAAGAATATGTCTTATGGCTGGAACTCTATTTCTCATTGCTTCAATAAAAGTGATTGTTCCTGTGGTTAATAAGAAAGCGTAAGTTATGTAAAAAGATACTTTTAAAAGGCGTGATTTTAATGGTTGAACTGAATTATCGTTTGATTTTACTAGATTTTCCATAATACTATAAATTAAAGAAATATTATTTATTTAGAAAATATTAACAAATCCCTTTGATGGAGTTGGGATATTTAATATCTTTGTGGCATATCTAACGTAACTTGAACCTTGTGTGTCAACTAGTAAATATTTAACCCCTACTTTTAGTATTAAATGATTTGGCACAATCGTTGGGAATAAATCACTAGTATTCAATGCTGTTTTTTTGTTTAATTTCAATCTTGGTAATAAATCTATGTATTTTCTTGTTTCTGGTTTTAACTGTTTATAGTTTAACTCGGAATCTATTACTTCTACTGAATGAGGTTTTGAAACGAAATCAAATGATGGTTCTAAATTTTTTAATTCCAGTTTAGGAGGCGAAGCGGGTTTTGCTACTGGTTTAGGCACAGGAGATACTTTCTTTGTTTTAACTGCTGATTTATAACAACATTCTTCTCCATTTGGTCTTTTCTTAATAATCATACCCTCTGGACAAGGTGGAGCAGGATTTCTCTTGTTACACGCGGGTTTCTTGACTGTATTTTTCTTTGGTTCTGGTTTTACTACAGGTCTAGAAATAGGTCTAGAAACAGGTTTTGGAGGAGAAGCTTTCTTTACTGGTGATTTGGGTTTATCTGTGACTGTTTGTTTGTCGTGAATTGGTTCAAGTTTATTCACTACATTTTCAAAAGGAATTAAACCTAAATCTACACGCATATGTTTAACTGGGTTATATAATTCTCCTCCAAATAATCCCCTTATTACTCCTTTATCAGTTAATGTTACTTTAACTCCAGATGATGAAACTCCTGTTACTTCTACAGATTTAAATTTAGCAAATTTCTTACCTGTTTTGAAATTTGGAAAATCTGCTCTTTTTCTTACACCTATAATATCACCTACCTTAAAATCTTCTTTATCAAATTTCCCTCCCAAAATATTGACATAAAAATCTTTATGATTGAAACGATTATTTAAAATAGCCATAAAAGTTGAACTATGACTGGTTGCTACATCAATTTTTAATTTTTCTACTGGAGAACCTAATTTATCGCCTCTATCGTCAAACTTGCTATAAGGACAGTCACATTGTATTAAAGCATGAACTAACTCGTGTTCTAAAATTAATAATAAACAACTAAGAATATCAGTACAAGGAACTTTACCTACCTCTCTTTTTTTCCTTTCAGTTTTAAAAGATTCCTGTAATACCTTTGTACTTAAATTTATTGTTATACCCTTACTATCGATTTTACAATTACCAGCTATTTTAGTTCCTTTTAATATCATACATTCATTTTCCATACAAATAGAAAAACAGCATCTTTTTTTTTTACTTTCAAACATAGATTTTAAATTATTTTCAAAGAAATGTTTATCAATTGAATCTACAGCACCATTTAAAACCTTTGGAGCCATAACCTCATTAATGTTATCTATTGTAAGAGGTTTCGTATCATCTAATAGACTCTGAATTTCTGTTATTACTCTTGCTCTGCGGATTTCTACATCTTTTGGATCTAATTTAGCAGACTTAGCAGCAAACTTCTTACAAAATTCTCTAGTATCCATAAATAATATAAATTACTAGCAGAAAAAAATATATCTGTTATTATTCTAATAAATGCGTTACTTTGAACTAGTTAGCGATAAATCTTCTAAATTTTGGGAGATAACAGATTTTAATAAAGAAACACACAAATACGTCCAGGTAAGATATGGTAAAATAGGTAATGAAGGTCAAACACGTAAAACATACTACCACGGACCTGTTGAAAATGGTAAAAAAATAGTTGAAAAACTAGTTGCCTCTAAATTAAAGAAAGGTTACGTAGAAAAGAAGACTACTAAGAAAAGTAAAAAGAAAAATAGTATGAATAATAATAATAGTAAAAAAAATGGGTTACTTGTTGGTTTTTATAGTAATATTTAATTTTTATTGTGTATTTGTGTTTATTTGATACTCACCATCGACTATAATTCGTTCTCCTACTTGTTCTCCTTCTAGGTTATACACTTTGTTTTCTTTATCCACAATAAGCATTTCACCATCGGGACCACACAATGGTTGAACATTAATGATGTCAAAATTCTCTATTTCAATGGGTTCATCCAGTTCTGTGTCTGCGTCACTATCGTTTCCTTGTTCATGTGTAACTTCTGGTCCCTCTGGTCTCTCTGAGAAAGTAAGAAGACCTTCAAAATTTGAGAACAGATTATCTACGTCGAGATTCTGCCAAGAGTTGTTGTTGATGATAGTGCCTGCGTCAGCTTCTGTTTCATTTTCGACTTCCTCCTCTTCTGATTCTTCCTCTGATTCTTCTTCATCTCTAGGAATGTCTAGGGTAGCCCTAATATGACGCCTATGTGATATACGAATGTGGTCGAGGAACTCGTCGTAATCTGTGAAAGTAGTTTCCTGTAGTCCAGTCAAGTTACCATCTTCATCAACGTAGTTACCATTTGTATTGTTGAAGAACATTTCGTAATATTCATGCATTTGGTCGTTATCATAAATTTCTTCTGTCCTAAGGTCTCTAGTCATTTGCTGGTCCAAAAAGTCGTGAACTGTATTGTATCGGTTATGCCAACATTCCACACAGGTGGGATATTCTGTATTCTGTTGCTGAATTGGACTACGATTAGTAATATGCCGACTAATCTGTGGTCCTTGACAGTAACACGTCAGCTTATCACAACCAGCAGAACACCACTCAACTCGTTCATTACATTCCTGGCAAGTCAGACGCATACCATACAATTCAACTGGTTCAACTAAATCTCTCACTTCAAAGTCATTCATTGTTGGAAGTTGGTATACATTTGCCTGTGCTGGTGCCTGTGCTGGTTCAATATCCTGAAAACCGTGACGACACAATGGGCAACTTGAGTTGTCTTGGTTCCATTTGAAGAGACAGGTGTAATGAAACTTATGACCACACTCTGTGGTTACTGTGTTGCGTGGGTTCTCATCGAAAGTGACCATACACACTGGACATTCTGTTTGTGCCATTTTCTCTGTTGTTTATTGTTTCGGTTGATACTAGTATTTATACTGTAGGGTTTTACTGAGATGTAATATGCTAGACTGGAAGTCAATTTTGAAATTTCCCATTTATATGGACTGGAACCTAGTATTTTTAATAATAATTTCTTATAACACACTTAAAAGAAAACATCTCTTTATAATCTATAAAAAAAATGACAAACATCGCTCCCGACAATCTTCATACTATTCTTAAAAATGGGCATTTTGTAGCAGCCAAGGTGCCAGTGTTTTTGGGAAATAACCCACTATCACAAGAAATGCAACGACAACTAGACATCGCACGCAATGATTTCCTTCTTCCAATTAAACCTGGATGTTGGATATTCACTGAATATCATGTTCCTAATGACATTGCTATTGCTGGAGCTGAATCATTTAATTGGGATAATATTTATGTTGTCCCCGATGAATATGCCTTTCACCTAGATATTGCTATTGGTGAAAATATTAGATATGGCCTACCAGTAGGTGAAGAGTTTGTTTCACCTAAGAAGCGCCAATACTATGGTCACCCTGCCTTATATGACCTAAAAACTGGAAAAACTATTAAAAGTATTTGTGATGCTCGCAAACGAGGATTAAAGAAAACATATGAAATGAATCAGTTACGTATTAAAAACATTGAAACTAGTGTTTTTAATTTTAAGAGTTACAATATTTCACACAACTTCACTTGTGGTATTGGAGAAAATGTTATTAAAAGAGTAGTTTCACCATCCAGTATTTTCTCACAAGGATTTGATACTAGACTCTTCAATGAACCCACTGAAAAAAATAGAAATCTATTCAGGAGAAGTGTAGGAGAAGAAATGGCGTTACATTAAACTCCTACTGGTCTACTTGCTGAGTCTTGTTTTAAGTCAAATAACCAGTAATAATCTTGGTCTGTGTTTCTACTTTGAAAGAGAGATGGTGTGTAATTTGGCACTATCTTAGGTGCTACTCTTCCGTGATAATCGCCATTAATATCTGGTAATTTACAATTTTTTACATTTACACCATTTGTATCCCATTTAACGTGATTTTTCTCACTGGCAAAAGGAGTATAATTTTTTTTCTTAAGTGCTACTGCCTCTTTGTGAGGTATATCTCGGTTCAATTCAAGGGTTGATACAGTTTCGCCTGTCATTTCAGGAACACTAGTGAAATCTAAATCTGATAAATCTATGGCACCGTTTACATTCTTACCTTGGGGTGGTTTGTAGAGTGTGCTTCCTCTGGCTGAAATTGGAACACGGGGCATTACAAATTCTTGTGAATATGCCATACGTAACTCATGAACATTAACATTTTCTCCAGATAATATGAATTTTGTGTAGATTATGTTATTGTTGTCATCGTGAATATTCTTTTTGTTTAATGTATAAAATGTTACAGTATATTCAATACCATCTTTTACCATTAACTTTGTAACTCGGTCAATTCCTATTAAAACTAAATCTTTCTCGATTTTATCATTTAATTTTTCAAGAATATTATTCAAAATATATTTTAAATAGGTTAAATCAGCAGTTGCTAATGTATCAGCAGTTTCTATCTCGAATTTTTCCACTGGTTCCATCCAGTATTTGGAACCAGCTAAAATAACTATTGATACTACTAGTATGATTATAAGACTTGGAATAACAACTTTCATTTAAATATCTATTAGATATTTTTTTCAAAGTAAAATTGACTTTATTTTCTGCTGGTAGTAGTAGGGTAGAAACTGGAATCTAAAAATGCCAATTGTTCGTAAAATCCGCACAGTAGTCACTAGTTATGATACACCTACAACAGAATACGTTGTTGTTAGTGTAGCACAACCCACTAGCCGAAATGGGAAAGGAAATAACACTAAAAAGATGGGTATCCAACCGGTTAAATATTTCTATAAAAATACCCAAAAACAACTCATAAACACGCACAATACTCTATTAAACGAGGAAGAATTCAATGATTTTTTCAAGTTGAAGTATAATGTAGAATTGGAGGATTTTGATGTCACAAGAATGTATCGGGGAGAGAATTACAATTTGTATCTAGTCCTTATAATTGACTTTGAAACTACTATCAGTGAATTTAAGGCGAGTATTTCCTGGGAACTTTATGATTTCAAGACATCACTGGAAAAAGGGCAAGACCAAGAGGTATTCCAGAGTGTCATAGAGAAACACAGAACTGTAGGCAGGGACTTCAAGAAAAATTATTGGTGTAATTCTACAGGTAAAACTAAGATGAAACCACTTAAGTTATGGAAAACACTTACTGGTTATTGCTTTAATTAATAATAAATACATAAAGGTGTGATACCTATATTTTTTATATTATATGAGCCTTAATTCTTTTGTTAATAACATTACGGAAAGCAATGTAAATGAAAATAATAGTAATTTAAATATTTCAAAGTCTGATACTGGAAATTCCAGCAGACTAGAAATAATGAATGATTTTCTCAACTCACAGGTTGTTGATAAATACAATCAACAATGGCGAAATCTTACTAAATTCTTAAAGAAAAATAGGATGAAACAGTATTTAGACTCACAGGGTGACGAATATTCACAAATTGAAAAACAAAGTATATTGAGAAGTTTATCACTAGGAAAGATTGAAAATAAATGCGTAGAATACAATCCCGATTCAGGTGAAATAGTTAAATTAACTATTTAATTAAAATGATAGTCCCCGTTCAAAATTTGAAAAATCACCATCCATATCAGTAGTAAAGTCACTATCGCTATCGCTAAATCCAGATTCCGCTGTTAACTGGTTTAACTGGTTTAACTGGTTTAATGGAGTGCTTTTACTTCCAGGTAATTGACCATTCATTAATTTTTGTTCAAGTAAATTCTCAATTGTTGGAACATCCCTTTCGGGTATTTTATTAGCGTAACTATTTTCGGTAGTCAGAGGATTACTAAATGTAACTTCTCTTTTTCCAGATTGATTATTGGTCTTAGATTTTGACTTTTTCTTTTTTCTAGATTTTTCACGAATTTCCATATTTATTGGATTTTTGTCTGCTCCTGATTCCTTTGAATTTAAATTTGAATTAGAAAGTGGTAATTCTTCTTCTGGATTTGCACTAGGAACTATAAGTCTATATCCGGCATCATCTTCGGCGTCATACGTGTCACTGCTTGATTTTAATACTGGGAATGCCTTAGTAATGTCACTAATAAGTTTCTCACGAGTAAGTAAATTTGTTATTATGTCTAAGGCTAAAAGTATCCAGAAGTAACTTCTCAAATTAAACAGCAATGATTCACTACCTCCAATAAACATAACAGCGTGAAGAAGAGTGTAGGCAACTACACCTACAATTAAAACACGAATATTCTTATCCCTCTCCGATGATTTCATTTTTTGAATTAAACTAGAATTAAACAAAAGGTAGAAAAACATAGTTTAAACTATTTAGATTAAGTAATAAAAAAATAGATGAAATTAAACACAATCTCGAATTAATTTGCCATAACAAAATCTACATTCTCCATTTTCTTCAAATGGAGCGTATCCTACTGGACATCTAGATTTACAACAAACTAGATTATTTATATGTAATTGCTTATTTATATTTCTTATAGGTTCTCTACAAAGAGGACAACTACTTATTTCTAATCTATAAATACAACATTTATGAAAACTGTGATTACACTCTAATGTTACTAGAGATCCCTCTGAAGTAACCTGTTCTAAGCATACACTACACTCAATATTCATGTATATAGTTCTCCTGATTTGTCTTTATATGTAGTCATTTCCACTGTTTTCTTTAATTCTGTAATGTTACGAGTAATATCATCTTCATCCATATTTGTGAATAGATAGTCCTGAAGAATACTCGTGGTGATTTTCAGGCACTTAACATGCTTATAGAAATCATTGAACTGTTCCATTTTATCCGGAACAAAACGCTGATACATATGATGAATCTGGTCACGGTTGGCATATTTAAATTCAACCATCTTATCAATTCTTCCACGTCGAATGAGTGCCTTATCGAGAACATCAATAAAATTGGTTGTAATCATAGTAATAAGTTTGTATTGACTGCCAAATCCATCCAAACACTGTAGAAGACCACTGAATGAAATGGCATTCTTGTGCTCATCATTTTTCTTACGCTCCTGGAAAATATGGTCGATATCTTCCAGCAACAAGATACAATTCTCAGGAATAGTTTGAATAGCTCGCATAAATTTCATATCAGTAAGATTAGCTTCGAAATGAAGAGTTGCGATGTTGTAACCCAACTCTGATGCTATGCTACGGATAATACTTGTTTTTCCAGTTCCTGGTGCTCCGTGGAGCAAATAATTCCTCTTATATGGAACACCTAGTTTAGAATACAATTCCTCAGTATCACTACTAATAAATTTCTTAACATCTTCTAGTAGAAGTTTCGCCTCCTTGTTAAGACTCATTGACTCCATACTACGCTTGGTCCATTTATGACTCTGGTCCCAGTAACTATCACCACCATCCCAAACATACACCTGTAGTTTATCTCGCATTACCTTGCTCAGCTGAACTGTGCGATAATATTCCTTTCCACAATGTAGCAAATAATCCTGTAACAACTTAGTATTCTCTTCAGTAGTGGAACCCCCAGTATATTCCAATGACACAACTGAATGATACTTAGTTTCACATTCTGATACAGTCAATGGTCTGCTAATGTCTTCATTAATTGTAATGAAGATTTGGTGACCGTTATAGTCTAGTTCGATGCGTTCTCCAGTTGGGATATGGAGATAAATGTGTGTATCAAAATCAGTGGCGTCAGTAATGCGATTATTTTTCCTCTTAAAATGAGTTGAAAACCTATCTAGATTTTTAGCGTAATTAGTTGAAATATAATTAACTGCCTTGTATTCCATACGACTATTGTGTGTAAATTCGATAATTGTCATTTCTAGAAGTCTATGTGGGTTATGTATTCTTATTAAATCAAAAATAATTATTTCAATTTTTTTGAATTAAAGGTATCAAAAGGATGAATGTTATAAATATGCTATTAAAATTACTATTAACATTTACCAGTGCTATAATTGGTAATAATTGTGGTGAAAGTCCAACTGATACGATATATGTATCAACTATAGATGATGCTGAATCAGTGGGTTCTTGTAGTGTAGTTAATGCTAGTGTTTTTATTCACGGTGAAAACAATATTGGTAGTTTAAGTGACTTAAATGGAATTAATCAAATTAATGGTGACCTAGTTATCACTGACACTACTGAAATACGTAATTTAAAAGGATTACACAATCTCGCTAGAGTAAATGGTGAAGACTTATATTTAGACCAATATGCTGTTGTAATTACAGATAATACGCGCTTAGCTTATATTGATACTATAAACTGGACAAGTATTACTGATTATCCCACTGATTTTAGAAATAATGCTGAAGTTTCTGTTGTGTGTGACCCAGTTTGTAATGGTTGTTTTGGTCCTGGTCCTTATTTGTGTCAAGAATGTCTTAATACAAGTTTTTATAACACTAGTATTTGTGTTGGAAGTTGTGACGCTTTTCACGGTAATACAACATATTGTCATCAGGTAGCACCATTGCCTATGAATATTTCATTAAACACCGTAAATTCTACTTGTTTTAATTTTACCTGGAGTTTTAATGAGAATGAACCATATCTTGATACTATTAATGGTGTAGAACTACTCTTGAATAGTTACGAAATTTATAATTATTCTATTGATGATACTGGTTATTACTACAATCGTAGTTTTACTGATACATTTGAAGTATGTGGATTACTGCCAGATACTGAATATAATGTAACCGGAATGTTGTTTGGAAATGACCGAATGAGCAATCATACTAGAATGTCTGTAACTACAACTAATTATAATATTAGAGATATCACATACATATTTGTTGGTCATGTTAATACAAGCACTAATGTTTTGCTTGTATGGAATGAGACACAGATTCCTGGAGATAGCTACTTTGATTCGGCGTATAGTTATTATGAGGTTGAAATTACTAGTGATACTTCTTTTAATTATACTAATTACAACCTTACATCTAGGTATTTAATTTTCAACTTGGAAAATGGTGTTTATAATATTAGTGTGAGACCAGTATTAAATGTGACATTATACGAACATCAATATATTGGTGATTGGTTTTCACTTGAATTTGAAATCTTTGTAACTCCTAGCACAACAGATACAAGCACTCAAACTTCCACCGAAACAACTACTCAGACTACGTCTTCGTCTTCGTCGTCTTCTTCTTCGTCTTCTACTGTTTCTAGCAGTAGCAGTAGCAACTCAGTTGTTCCAGATAATAATGATGATGATGGACTTAGCACAGCACTTATTGTATTAATTGTTTTAGCTGTGGTATTATTCCTATTGTTGTGCGCTATTTTTGTTATCAGATACAATGAAAAGAAGAACAATGATATGATTTCTAGATTAACTGGAAGAAACAAGAGCACAGATAGAAATCCTGCAGTTGCCTATAGCAATAGTTCATATCAAGACCCTGGGTTCAGTAATCAAGACCTATTCCCTGATGCTAGATATGACCCGGGTTATGGTGACGTTATTGTAAGTGAACACTCTGAAGTTGGAAGGGGCGCCATTAAAAATGATAGTTACGATGACCATTATTTCAACTGTTAATAGTTTCAATAACCTTTTTATTTTATTTCTAGTATAAAATGACTAGTCAATACGAACTAGTAATTATAGGTTTCGGTGTGAGTGGAGTAGCAATGGCACGTGCAGCACAAAAAAAAGGTATTAAATACATTGTCTTGGAAGCGTCTGGTAATTGTGGTGGTGTATGGAATAATGCATTCGATACGAGTAGATTACAAACACATTGGAAGAATTATAGATTTAGTGATTATAATAAAAAATATGATTCAAATTTTCCATTATCAACGGAGATACTAGAGTATATTCAAGAATACACTTGTAAAAATTCTTTTAATGTAAAATATAATTCAAAGGTTATAAACTGTAATTATAATTCTAATTCTAATTATAATTCTAGTATCTGGCAGATAAAATACAAATTAGGGGGTGTGACTATGGATATTACATCTAAGTTTTTAACTGTTTGTAGTGGTTACTATTCAGTTCCCAGAGAAATACCTGGACTTTCTAATTTCACAGGAGAAGTTATAAAATATAATAAATTTTCAAAAATTGGGTTAAAGAATAAAAAAATCTTAATAGTAGGAAATGGTGCCAGTTGTATTGACGTATTAAAACATTGGACAGAATCGGGAATATACGATGAAATTGGTAGTCTTGATATTTCTTATAATACCGATAAGTATTTCCTGAACACTTACTTTGCTAGATTTATTTCGCTTTTTGTAAATAAATATTTCCTCAAGTTTTTAAAATATATTCCACATTGGTCACTAATAATAATTATTTCGCTATTTTGTAAATTTAATGGTCATTTTCCTGATGTTAAATTTACAGCGGATAATGTGGTCGCATCTGGCGTAATAATAGATTTTGAACGTAATGGCGAAATAAGGTATATAAAATCCCAGGTAGCATGTGCATTGGGTAATCGTGTGTTGTTTGCCAATGGAACTGTAGGTGAATACGATATTATTATAAACAAATGTGGTTATAAAAAAAATATAGATTTTATGAATATAATTGATGTTGACAAAGAATTGGAGTATAATTTTGCTATTATAGACCGATTTCCACAATGCGCTTTTATAGGATTTGCTCCTAGTGCTAACTGGACACGCGTATCAGAGGCACAAGCTAATTGGTGGAGTAGGGTAGTGACTGGTGAATTGAAAATGCCAAATAAGGTAGAAACAGAGTGTTTCTTAGAGAAACACAAAAAAACCGGAGGAGATACTAGGAATTTCAACGATTTAACATATGAATCATTGGAGTTCGCCGAAAGTTTATTAAAAAAAAAATAATTCTTTCTTTATTTTAATGAACTTCGCAGTGTTACTCGAATTCAATACTATTTTGACGGGACTATTACTAATAATGATGTCGGTTTCATTAGGATTATATAAAAGTAATCCTAGACTAGTGTTTTTAATTTACACAGTATTTTTTTCTTTTACTGTGTTGTTATGGGAACCTACTGATATTTCAAAGGGAAAGTTACTGTTAATAATGTTAATATTTGGATTGTATGGAATTGTTACAGAATCATTTATAGTATCTAAAACTGGTGTATTAGAATATAAATTTCCCGATTCACAATTGGGTCTTAATTCTCCATTATATCTAGTGTATATTTATGCTTCGTGGGTTTTAGTAATCCAGGTAATATTTAAATTAGTTAAATAGATTTAAAAAAAATATGAAGGTATTATATTATTAATATGTCAGTTGAAATAGAAAATCTTAATAAAAGAATTCAGTTACTCACTACTGAGAATAACCGACTTTATTCAAAATTAAAGACACAACAGAGAAAGAACACTAGACTTCGTAGCGCTCTTAGAAAGAATGGTGTGCGTTACGCAGAAGAATATGATAAAAACATTACTACTAGAGAATTAGTAGTAGAGAATGAAAATGAAACTAATGTTGTTCAGGAAGTTATTATTGACTCCAATGAAAACTCTGAAGCAGGTTCTTCCCAAGGAGACGGAAATATTTCCGACAACTGGGAGGATACCAGTATGGAATTCAGTGGTAATTAATTCTATCTATATAATTTTTTTTTCTGTTAATATATTATCAAATAAAATGGTATTAGGAGACAAAAGAACATTCAAAGTAGTTGATGTTAGAAAGCATGGTGGATGTGACACCAAATTCAAGGGTGGAAGATTCGTTAGCAGAACCGCCAGTGGCGCAGCTAGAAAAGCCTTCAATGCTCTCTGCCGTGTCAAGAAAATCCGTGGAAAATGCACACTCGTTGTTGTTATGAAAGAAACAACCAAGGGTAGCTCTGGTAAACAGTATGCCTACAAACTCCACAGAAACAAACTCGCCAAACCACTCGTTATGATGCGTGGAACACCACAGCAATACAAGATTGAATACGAAATCACCGCTGAAAGTCTTAAAGGACAGAAACTTGAGAAATGCCTCGAAGAAAAGAAAGGCAAAACCAGTGGAGTTATGGCAAGACGCTCAAAGAGGCTCGCTTTAAAGAAAAGAACAAAAGCTAGAAACTCAAAGAAAATGAGTAGAAATTAAATTAAAATAAATTGTATATTTCTAATTAGAATTAATTAATGCTAATTAATTATTTATGCCTTAGTCAAGTGCTGTGACACGTGCTTGTTGATTTCAACGAATGTCATGTTCTTAACATCGGCTGCCTTGAGACCGAAGAGTTTGGCAAGTGCCTTGTTTGGAAGGAACTTGCGCTTGTCGTTCTGGAGCTGAAGATTTTCCTTTTTGATGTAACCAGATACTGCCTTCATTACATCTGCCTTGGTCATCAGGGTTTCCTTCTTCTGTGAAAGGAACTTGGCGAGTTCGGCACTGAGTGTCATTGATTCCTGTGGGCGCTTCTTCTTAACACGAGTTTTCTTCTCGACCTGTCGGCAGGATTTCTGGAGTGACTTCAACTGGTCCTGGAGGTTACGGGACATTTTGAACATATCGTTAAGTCCTGTCTGGAGGACCTTGAACTGTTCGTTGATTGTATCGTGGAGAGTTGGTTCGGCAGTTGCTTCTGTTGCTGGAGGGGTTGCTTCTTTGGATGTCATTTTTTTATAATCTTATACCTTATAAAATCTTTAAGTCGTTTTAAATGTTTCTTTTATTTTCCTTATAAATTCACGGGTGATTTAAAATTTTTGCGTTTGTTTCCTTATATTTTTTTTAATTGAGCAATCTCCCAGTTTCTCCATCAGGAATTCTCTGATATTCACTATGATTTTTGTTTAGGTATACCTTTCTTACTTCCTCTGTGCTTCCACATAACCAAAATATAGTTGAAAGTGCTAATTGTGTTATTGTGCCAATACAAAATATTGAAAAGGTTGTGTAATATATTAGGAAAACAGGAAGCAAACTGTAGAACAATACTGTTATCATTCCAACAAAATATACTAGAGACTCACAACTGGTTGCCATCATACAGTGACGCAATATTGAGAGACAACAAGACATTGTGCTACAAATTACTCCTATTATAACAAAAAACCCTAGTAATCTTATTAAATTACAGGAAACAGAATGGTCAATAACTTCACATTCATTGAGGACTGAACTGTCTTTGTAGAAACATATACCTACAAATTTACAACTCTTTGTTCCAGTGGCATTGTTATAACACCATCCACAACCCATTGTATTCAAGCATTTGTTTTGTCTATAATCTACAACTGTGTCTGATACATTACAGTAACCATCAGAGTTAGATGGCATTAAATTAGGTTCATAATGTGTTAATGAATGCGATAATGATGACGATAATAATAGAATGTTTAATAGTGTAAGAGACATTACGAGTTATATAAAAAAATACTGCTTCCAAACTTTAGGTTTTAGAATATGATTTATTTAAATTATTTATTACTTAGGGCTACTTAGGTTTATTGTGGTAAAGTCGCCTTAGGAACATCGGGTTTTTTCTCCTTTGGTTTTTCTCCAATTGATGTTATGAATTTAAACACACTCTCTGTGAATTTGAAATGACTTCCATTTTTATTAGTGTTACTAGGTGGACAAATATCACGAATGTTATTTTCGTGTGCGAGACATACAATATTGTCTTCATATGATAATGGTTCTACCTGTTGAATTCTTCCAGAAATAAATTGTTCTGCCTCTCCTCTACTACAGTCCTCGAAACAATGCCCATTTTCACGGTTCCAGAAGTCTCGGTAAAAAACCAGACTTGATGGTGCCACTTGCTCCTGGAATGGCATCTCGAGTCTAGGTGAATAAATCATCGAAACATAACGCTTGAATTCAAAGATTCCAAGGTGTGTGCAACCTACACATCGTTTTCCACGTTTCTGATTCAATGATACTAGAGTATTTACACGTGACTTAAGATAATTAGGATAATAGTAGTCGTCATCATCCATACACACAATAATTTCACCTGTTGCCTTAGAAATTGCCATGTTTCTCTTTTCGCCTATACTAATATTACTACCTTCCCCATTTTCAAGTTTCTCATAAACTATGTTGTATTTACCACGGTGTTCCTTTGGTGGTAATTGATTCTGTGTATCTTGGTTGTCACTATCATCAACTATAATCCACTCAAGTTTTTCTCTAGGATAATCAAAACTGTTGTAGTTGAGAATTGCCAATTTGAAGAAGTCAGGACGGTTAAAAGTAGGTGTAATAATTGATACCTTAGGTAACTCTGATGGTTTTAATGATAATTCAATGTATTTTGATGTTTCTCTAGTTTTACGAATAATATCTACAAAAGTATCACGGAAAAGACTACCGAATTTGTTGTAATATTTATTATACTCAGTTACATTGTCACGAGACATTAACTTGAGGTCTGTCTCTGACTTAGCAAACGCTCGTGACAATGTATTGTGGACGGAATCCATATTTACAGAAAGTGCTGGACCTAAAATATCGTGATTAACCTTACTCTTTGCCTTTTTACAGGGAATAAAGAAACAATTTTCCTCGAGCAAGACTTCACGGTTACTTGGTGTATCTAAGCAGATAGGAACACTTCCTACTTGCTTACACTGGTTAACTAAATGTTGAAATCCGTTATATTTTTCGGGAATGAGATGAAATCCCATAGAATTAAACATTTTATGGAATTCTTCATTTTTACAATTGTCGTGGAATTCTATATTATCGGCAGTTGGTCTTTGTAAAAGTCGCTCTGCTCCAACTACATTAAGAGTTGGATATTCTGGACGCCAGGAATCAATTACCTGCTTGAAAATAGGGTCTCTAAGACTTGGCACGTAAAGAAGAACTTCACGGAAATTCTTGTTATGTTGAAACTCTGTAATACTTGGAGAACCCCATCCCATATTAAGGAATTTTATATCACTAGATTTTCCCTCTGCTTTTGAATTGTTGTAGTAACTAGTGAGAACTGATTGAGTATATGCGTCTTTTACAAATACATAATCAAAAAGAGGAAGATAATCTATGACACTCAATGGGACAATTGAATGGTCAATTACTGCTACATTTGTCTTAGCATCTTTGAAGAAATTGTAATTAACACAATTAATAAAAAAATTAATAGACGCTTTCTTTTCTATTTTATAGGCACCAACTGGTTCCATATGAATATCTGTTTTGTCTCGAATTTTCTTAAACATAAAATGAATTACCTCGAGGTCAATACCCGCATCTCTAATTTTTGTATCTGAAATAACGTTAATTTTCATTTATATTTTTAATTTAGGGGTTATTTCTCTAAGTATGTTTTACTTTTCTTGAAAATATTTGTTATTAATCCCAATAAAGAATAGGCAGGGCATCTCCTTTCTCATTTACCCTGTCACGCGCTAGTTCTCCAATAAATTTACGAATACCATATCCTTTAAGAGACTCAGAGTTGGGGTAACTTTTTATAGCACTACGAATAATCTCATAGTCCTCGGGTGTAAATTGGTATTCCTGAATACTAGGATATCGAAAGTGAGTTGGAATGTTCGCCTTGAATGCGTTAATTGCTTCTTGAATTTGTGCGTCTGTCATTTTTTAATTATTAATTATTAATTAATTAAAGACTCTTTTTTAACGGTTTCAATTTTTGCGGGTTCCTGTTCTTTCGATTTCTTAGGTTTAGGTTTCGCCTTAGGTTTTCTAATGCGCTTAGGTTTTTCAGGGACAGGTTCCGGTTCCTCTACTGGTTCCTCTACTGGTTCCTCTACTGGTTCCTCTACTGGTTCCTCTACTGGTTCCTCTACTGGTTCTGGATTTTTTCGAATGTCTTTGCATAAATTTATTGCTCTATTAACAATGTCACGGTCAAAACCCTTCTTTCCAAGAAGTTCTAAGGCTATAAATTGGTCTGATACACCTGGTTCTAATTTATAGGTGTAAACAATCTCACCATTTTCATCTCTATTTATAGGTATCTTGTAACAAGAGAAATTACTAGATTCTTCTAATTTAGTTAATTTTGTGAAATGAGTAGTTATAATAGATATACTATTATTGTATTTACCTAACATTTCACATATAGCATATCCGCCAGATATACCCTCTTCAGGATTGGTGCTACTGAAAATTTCATCCATAATTAAGAAACTAAATTTGTCACTTGCCAGATTCTGTAATTTCAATAGGTGTTCTCTGGCACGATGCATTTCCGCCTCAAATAAAGATTCCTTACCTTTTACATCAGGAATATTCAAATAAGTATTTATTAATGAGAAAGGTGTGATACGGAATTCACTAGCCGCAGTTATTCCTAGAGTTTGTGAAAGTAATACATTAATTGTTATTGATTTAATAAATGTGCTTTTCCCACCAGCATTAGGACCTGTAATAACCAAATTGGGTCTAGATTTATCAAGATTTATACTATTCAAAACAATACGGTCATGGTCTAGACAAGGATGCCATATATCGCGTGCATCTATTAATGGCTTATCATTAACTAAGTAATCGGCAAAGCAATATTTAGGTCCATTTGTAACAGTGTCGTTAAGTAGTTGTATAGTATTAACTAGATAGTCTGTTTCTGCTACACCAGAAAGTAAGTTATAAAATTTATCACTGTTTTCCCTAATTTCCTTAAAAGATACTAGAATGTAACCCTTATTACTAGTCAAACTAGGTTTTTCACGGAATGTTGAATTTGCCAATATAGGAAAGGGACTTTGGGGTGTCTCATTATTTCTTTCAAGAATAGTGTTGGTTAATTCAATTAATTTATTAGCAGTTGTAATATATTCGGCACAACTATTTAATTTTACGTGTATAGCATCTATGGTTTCACGAGTTCTACCTGATATTTCAAAACTATTAATAACATTTTGAATATACAATACTAGTGAAAACAGCATACTTGCAATCTTTGATAGTTTGATATTTCCACCTCTTGAAGCGTCTCTTCCTAGTAGGTTACGTATCATTTCAGGATTACGTGAATTATATGCCTGTTGAGTAGTTCTTATCATATCAATAGGGTCTGGTATTCCTCCGAAGAGTGTCATTCGAAATAATTTCATATATGTTGTAAATGGAATACGAATACCTGTAAAAATTCTTAGGTAAATAAAAGGAACTAGCATAAACATTACTGGCGATAACAAACCATAAACCGGTGAAAAAATTATCCTAAAATAATTGTAAATATTCATAACAACCTCGTTTGAATTCAGGTGTTTAAGAAACCTATTCTTAAAATACAACTGGTCTATTATATGAGTTTCCTCAGTAGTTTTCTCGCGTAACAACCATAAAACAGATTTTTCCTGTTCCCTAAGAATTTCTAGATATTCAACTATCTCTGTGTATCTTGAGCTATTTCTTAATGCTCGAATATTTTTTTGAAGACCCTTTAATGTTTTTATATCTGCTACTGGATTTTTAAGAACCTGATGTAATTTACTCTTACCCATAAAAGTATAGGTTTTGTCTATGCTTTTAACAACACTAGGTGTATCCTCACTTACACTATTGAATATTTCTAAATCATTAAAGGTATTTGATGTATCTACTTGGCACTCTGATGTTTTTTCTAGATTCATTAATACACTAGTTGCTATTTCTAAACTAGCATTATGTGTTGTGTTTGAATTAAAAATATAATCAACTGGTTCTAATTTATTCCGTCTTTGAAAGAAGAATGTCATTTAAATACCGCTACAATATTTTGTAATTTTATGAACGAACTTAACTGTAAACAAAGTAATAATTAATAATAATTATGCTGTTTGAAGGAAATAACAATATTCTAGTAATACCTCGGGTTTCCGGTGAAAATCCTGAAGTATATTTCAATCGTGGATATACTATTGTTAATCGTGAAATAAATAATGTTGAAGACCTCAATAGGGAACTACGAGAGGTTACTCGTGAAATGAATATAAAATACTTGAATTTAAAATACTTCTAATAATTTCTAATTATTTCTTACTCTTGCGACGACGTAATTTACATCGCTTATCAATAGAGAAACTCTTACAGCGTGTATCCCTTGGAACTATATTGATTACACACTTTGAACGAACACCATACAATGGATTAGTGCATCCTTTCTCTTTCTTTGTTTTTCTGCTTGTAACTTTTTGAAATTTTCTAGTTTTACTTTTCTTTTTACCAGCAACATCGTCTATACAACGAGCACGGAATATTTCGTAACGGTCACGAACATCTTCATAACTTAATCCTGACTTTTTACCTAACATCTTGTTTATTTCCTCGTGGAGATTATACACCCATCTAGATACACTTTCACGCGTTTTCATTGTTTTCATTGTTAATGGAACCTTACGCAAATTATTAACTAAGTTAATACGACAATATCTACAAGGCAAAATATGTTTTAATCCACGGAAGAATTCTAGGTATTGTAACTTAGTATCTTTATCAGGATTTACGGGGTAATTAAAACTAATTGTATGGAGAGTATGCCACATACTTGGACCCCAAACGTATGTTAGCATTCCATCACTACTATTGTAGTCGCTATTATCAAAAACTTTTTTACTACCACAGGTCTGCTCCATATAATATAAGGTAAGATTAAATTTTTATAGAACTGTAACTCTGGGAGTGTATATTATTAAATGTTGTAAAAAACTATTACTTGAAAAATGGTTAAATAATAATATTAATATGAAAATTGTTAAAAAACCAAGACTTGCTATAAGTTTGTTTTCAGGAATGGGTGGTGATACACTAGGAATTGAGATGGCAGGATGTCGTGTAATAGCATTCAATGAATTCAACAAGAGTGCCATTGAAACACATCAAATTAATTTTCCAGAAAGTAGTCTTATTTCAACTAGTGATGAAAAAGGACGCCCAGTAACTGATATTACTAAAATTCCTGATAGTGAATTTTTAAAATTCTCTAGCAAGAACATTTACGTTTTGTTTGCGGGATTTCCATGTCAGGGATTTTCAAATGCTGGTAAAAAGTTACCTGATGACCCAAGAAACACACTTTTCAGAGAATTCTCCAGAGCAACTAGATTAGTGAAACCACGTTATATTATTGGTGAAAATGTATCTGGTCTACTAAGTAGAAAAACAAGTTCCGGAGAAACATATATCTCTGTTATTAAAAGTGAGTTTGAATCAATTGGTTACACAATATACTATCGTGTATTTAAGGCAACAGAAGTAGGAGTTCCACAGGAACGCAAACGACTTATTATTGTAGGTATCCGCAATGACCTCGACAATAATTACGAGTTTCCCGAGGGTGAAGATACTGGTGACCTAAATCTTAAAGATATTATTAAGTTCGATATGACTGGTGCTATTCAGATAACTCCTGAAGACTTTGACTTTTTAAGTATTCCAGAAGAATGTATCGTAACAAATTTAGAAAATACAGAAGGTGAAATTCCCGAAAATGTTCATCCATATTTGCGGTTGAAAGCAAAAACAAGAGATACTGATTATGGAGATAAATGTCACGAAAATCTATTATCATTTGGTAAAAGGATATCACCTATTCATAGTGAAATCGTTGACATTCGCGAAACAAGTAAAACTATAATTTGTAGTTATGACCACCAACCAAGACTATACGTTCCTTTACGCAATGCTAATGGTAACTTTATTCGTTGTATTCTACCAGATGAATTGAAACAAATTCAGGGTTTTCCAGCGGATTTTACACTAACAGGCACTAATAAAAACAAAATTACTCAAATAGGTAATGCTGTTCCTCCGCCTCTGGTTTGTAAAATTGTGCGAAGCTTAATAGACCGCTGATTTAATTTCTTACTTTATAGTAGATTAGGTTATGGCTGAAATAAAACTAACAGATTTTAAACTACCTGAATTACCCTCTAGTTTTTCTAATGGACTTGACGCACTAAAAGAATATGGTGAATCAGCTGTTGAGAAAACACGTGATGCTATAAGTGGTGTAGGTGATAAAATACGTGAAAGTGTAGGTTTAGAAACAAGTGAAAATGAAAGTGGCAATAGGAGTGAAAGTGGAGGAGACAATAGAGCAATAGATTTTAAATCTATTGGTGGAGTTGGCGATATAGTCGCATTTGGAGGATTAATACAATTTCCGGGAAGTTACACTATGGATTATAGAGTTCCTTGTGAGCAAGGTCAATATAATACTGAGGTAGGTAATTACCTTAACTCTGTTAGAGAAGACCAAAGAGACCTCTCAGGTGTTTTCTCTGAGATTGGTGGTTTTTTAAATTTTAATGAAAGGGAAAATGGCATTTTCGTTAAAAGAAGTGTTAATACTTCTTGTTCCCCAGAGAAACCAAAGAAATCTGGTCGTAAGACAATTAAAATAGGTGAGCGCTGTGTAGATGATAGAGAATGTATAGTTACTGATACAAGAAATCTTCCATTATGTAAGAAACGTATTCGAGATAAATATTTAACAGGTATTTGTGACGAAATAATACGAGGAGAAAATGATAAATGTGAAAAAAATGATGATTGTGCTAGTGATTTACTTCAATGTGTAAATAAAAAATGTATTAGTAGAAAGAGGCGTGCTGTTTCACAGAATAATACAAAAAAAAGTGTGAATACTAGTATTCCACTTGAAAGTTTTACAGGTTTAGGACGTTAATATTTTTTTTTTGTAGGTTTATTTTAATGAAAAATACTCGTAAAAATAATAAAACTAAATTAGACATACGCCTCACATTGAAGGGGCGTAAATACTGTAGTTGTCTTATGAAGGTGCGTGAAAAAGGCATCAATCCATATGGAATTTGCTATAAAAGTGTGTTACGAGGACAAAATCCTCCACCTGGACAAGGAATTGCTTGCACTGTTAATTACAAATTCGCTAATTATACAAATAAACAGTTACAGGAATATGCCAAAGAAAAACGTATTATTACTCGCTACGTTCGTGGAAGTAAGAGGGGAAAGAAACTAAACAGATATGACCTTATACAAAAACTTACTAGATTTCAAAAGAAGAAATTGGCTAGTTACAAAATAAAGAAATAAATAATTAAATTTAGAAGTCATCATTGTCGAATGAAAGGTCATTATCGGCACCAGTATTGTTTGTAGAAACATTTGCCTTTGAATAATCCGCTACCCTCTTTTCAAAGAAGTTTGTTTTACCTTCCATTGAAATCATTTCCATAAACTGAAATGGATTTTCAGAGTTGTAGTGTTTATCATTACCCAACTGAACTAGGAGTCGGTCTGCTACAAATTCAATATATTTACTCATTAACTCGGCATTCATTCCAATAAGTCTACAAGGAATACTCTCTGTAATAAACTCTTTTTCAATTTCTACAGCATCAGTAATAATCTGTTGAAGTCGTGATTTATCGAGTTTCTCGGTGAGCATACTATAAATTACAGTGGCAAATTCTGTGTGTAATCCTTCATCACGAGAGATAAGTTCGTTACTAAAAGTGAGACCTGGCATCAATCCACGTTTCTTTAACCAGAAAATAGCGCAGAAACTACCACTGAAGAAAATACCTTCAACGGCTGCAAATGCGATGAGCCGTTCTTGGAAAGTTGCTTCGTCTGATTCAATATATTTAAGTGCCCAGTCTGCCTTCTTTTTAATACAAGGAATACGGTCAATGGCATTAAAAAGTTCATCTTTACGTTTGGCGTCACGAATATAGGTATCAATAAGAAGTGAATACATTTCACTATGGATGTTTTCCATTGCTATCTGGAAACCATAGAAGCACTTGGCTTCCTGAATTTGAATATCATTCATAAATCTCTGGGCGAGGTTTTCAGTTACAATACCATCACTACCAGCAAAGAAAGCTAATACATGTTCGATAAAATGGCGTTCGTTGTCACTGAGACCTTCCCAGTCATTTAAATCCTTGGAAAGGTCTACTTCTTCTACGCTCCAGAAACTAGCGACTGCCTGTTTATATTTTTCAAAAATAGCTGGATAATCAATTGGGAAAAGCACAAAACGATTTTCGCGTTCTTGGAGAATTTCTTCTTTTACAATTTCTTGAGATGTCATTTTGAAGTATTATATACCTAACAAAATAATTTTTAGATTGAAAAAAATAAATCTATAGATTTTGAGATTTAAAAACAATTTGTAAATGGAAACCGAGGAGAGTTTCAAATTTTTTATAGACGCATTTTTCATTCGATAAAATTAAAAAAAAAATAAAATATTATTGTAGGATATGAATAATTTAGAAAACCTAATGAAATTAGATTTAAACAACGAAATTAATAAATTATCATTAGTTAGTAATAGTTCAAGCGCTAAAAGAGGTAATAATTCTCGTGGAAATGGAAGTGGTAACGCGAGAAGTTATGGAAGTAGCGGTAGTGGAAGCGCGAGTGGTAACGGAAGAAGTTATGGAAGTAGCGGTAGTGGTTATAGAGGACCTGAATCTGAGGTAGCAAAATTAGAAAGAGCTATCCAAGGACAAGCAGGACAAAACAGGTCCAAGAGTCTAGCAAATTCAAATAAGAGTAGTGTAAGCAATAGCAGAGGAATAATTCAGCGAGTTAAAGATTATTCATCTGGATTAAGTTTGGGAAATGTTATATTAGCATTATTCTTCATTTATCTATTAATAAACTTAGTATATGTCACCAGTGAAACTTACCGTGTAGGTTCTGTAATTGTTGAGTTAAACAAATATTCACTCAATTATGTAGTGGATTACAGATATCTATATCAAGAAGGAAGACAAGATAAATTATTTAAAAATTTTTATGTAGCAACAGCATTCCGCCCTTACCTAGGTAAAAACCAGTTGTTTGACTATACTAGTGATAGAATTTTACTCCAAACTATTAAATCTGGTCCTCGCGCTATTTATGTTGATATATTTAATGATACACTAAGCGACGACGCTTTCCCTGTAGTATCTAGTGGTTTTGAAAAAGGTAACTGGCGTTTAACCTTAACAACAATGAGTTTTGATAAATTCTGTCAAACACTAGCAAAGAGCGTTTTTACAAGTGGGTTCGTCAACAATTATGATGACCCATTCATTTTAATACTTAATCTTAAAACAAACAAAAACTTCAAGTGTCACAATAGAATTCAAGAAACCTTATTCAAATATTTCAAATCAAGATTACTTCCAAGCAAGTTTAGTTACGGAAGAGGCGACTTACTTAATACACCTATGCGTGAATTAATGGGCAAGGTAGTTGTTATGACCAGTGGAGGTTATGAAAATAGTAAGTTAGAAGAAATTGTGAATTTTTCACTTGAGCGTGACGATTTCCACAAAATATCCTTTGCAAGTTTAGTAGATGAAGTTTCAAGTTATGACAACGTAAAATTAAATATGGACGATGTAAGAACACAAATGCGCGACAACCTAGGTTTAGTTGTTCCTCAAGAAAATTCATTTTTCACTAGAAACTATAACCCACAAAATTTCTTTGATACTGGATGTCAAATGATTGCGATGAACTATCAAAAGGTAGATAAATATATGGAAACCTATTTTACAAAATTCCAGGGTAGTAGTTTTGTTGAAAAACCTAAGGGACTACAGAGCCTAGCATAATCTGAGTATTTTTTTTTATTTTATTATACTAGAAATGAAAACTAGTTTAGATTGGCGAATACCATTCTCAGTGGGATTTATAAGTAGTTTCATAGTTTTATTTTTACTCATTTCACTAAAGAGTAAATTCATTGGATTAGTTGATAATCAAATGTTTAATGATTTTTATCCAATTTTCGTTATTCTTATTGTTATAAATTGTGCTATAGCTACATATACTGTTTCATTGTATTATTATCGTATAACTAAGCCGGGATTAAAGGGACCTAGGGGTAATTATGGTGCTAGAGGAGAACCAGGTGAAGATAAAAAATGTGACATTACTAGTCATAAAATCAAGAGATTTAAATTTAAAAAGGTTCCTAATCCTGAGAAATATACTATTGATGTTAGTGTATTAGACAACGCAACACTAGATTTAGATAAAGCACGCATTATTCCACAGTGGAGCACACATAATGAAAGAGGTGTTACTGATGTAAGCAAAAGTATATTAGGAACTCGCAAGAGTAGTTGTCTCGCAAAGGAAAAATGTAGAGTAAGTCGTAATGTAGGTGTAAAAGAATTAGTTTATAATGCAGAAACTGATAAAGAAGAAGTCACAAGAACAAATAAACCCTTTAATGGTGCAGTTTTAACTTACTCAAAAAATGCCAGAGGAGATGATGGAGATATTCATGCTATTCAATTTACATATGACAAAAATAATAGAGTATTGAAAAAATCCAAGGAAAATGATTTATTATTAGATTATTATAATGATTCAAACGGTAATTTAAGGTCTAGAGAAGGAAAAATTGGATTAAAAACAAACAAAGGTGTAGGTATTGATTTTTCCTGTCCTCCACATAGTGCCTTATATAAAATAGAAACATTACACTCTGGTGACGTTGGTAAAAAAGCTGGAGGATTAAAAGGTATCAAATTTCATTGTAGAGATATTGTTACTGGTGAAAAACGTAGATTACTAGATGAAAACAATGATAATGTTTATGAGGCAACCTATGGTGTAGAACCTACTCCTGAAAATAAAGAATATAACTATAGTTCAACAGAATGTCCTAATATAATTCGTGAGTTATATAATGGCGAAGGCAAGGTCAAGATACCTGGATTTCTTGCTAACTATGACGCTGTAAGCGGAGATAAAACTGGCATTCAGGCATTAAAATTCAACTATTGTAGTTACTATCATAAAAACCCTAAGGAGTTCAAATACTCCGAATAATTTGTTTTTTCTTATTATATGTTTCCAGACAGAACAATTATAGATACACGTATTCAAGAGTATATCCTAAAAAATGAAAATAATAGTAATGATTTTAGAGAAATGGCAGAATACTGCTTATTTTCTGGAAAAGCATTGCGACCATTAATTACGTTGGAAATCTACAAAAAACTAGCAGGTTTTAGTTTCAAAGCGGGTAATCCTATTATTCTCGATTTAATGCTTTCAGTGGAGTTAATTCATACAGCAAGTTTATTACTAGACGACTTGCCTTGTATGGACAACGATTTAATGCGTAGAGGGAAACCTTGTTTTCACGTTAAATATTCTGTTTTAGAAGCAAAAAAACTTAGTAACAAATTTATTTTAGATGCTATGGCATTAATTTATAAACGCCTTTCAAAATTTCCTAGAATTATTAGAGTAGTAATTGATATTATTCAAGACACCGCCATAGGCCAGTTCATAGACTTATACAAAAACGTTAGTTCAGGATTAAGTGTTTTTAAGAAATGCGAGTTACTATGTTTAAAGACATCTACACTGTTTTCATTAGCGTTTTTGTTTGGATATATTGGTTACATTACGAGTAACGAGTGTATTACGAGTAACGAGTGTAACGAGGAAAGTGAAGTTATATTAAAAGAATCTCGAAAATTTATAGAAATAGGCAAACTATTTGGTAAATTATATCAAATCAGTGATGATTTTGATGACTATTGTAGTGATTTACAAGAAGGAAGAACTATGAATCATATAATAGCATTAGGAAGCGATAATTCACTAAAATTATTTCAAAACTTTACCCGTGATTTAATTCAGGAATTTAACAAATACAAATGTAATAGTGATTTCTTCGCAAATTTAATAGAAAAAATGTCTATGAGAATGAATAATGGACTTGTCAAAATATTACAGTAACTTAGAGATATCTCTTAAATCTAGAAAAGCATTGAATGAATTCACTGAATTTATTGTTTTGTCTAACTATAAATTTGAATTATTCAAAAGTAAAATAAATGAAATTATGCTACTGCCAGAAAATAAGCGCGACAAAACATTGGGAATTGCCCTAATACTAGACATTTGTTATGAATTATATGACAATTATTTAAATTATGACCCAAGCGAAACTAAACGCCATCTATTTTATTTGATTTTCACAACTGAACTAGTTAGAGATTTTGAATTCACACTGAGTTACTTAATACCAAATGATACTGAAAAGATAAAAATATTTGAAAAATTTGTTAATAGGGAGGATTTCGAAAAAGAAAATATACTTAAGCATATATTAGAGTATTTGAACAGATGAATTCTCGAGATAACAAGTTATATGATACATTGGGTGTATCAAGAGACGCTAGTGAAACCGAAATAAAAAAGGCATATCGAAAACTAGCAATGAAATATCACCCTGATAGAATAAAAACTGAGGACGCAAACGCTAAAACTGAAGCAGAGGAGAAATTTAAAGAAATATCGAAGGCAAATGAGATACTTAGCAACCCTGAAAAAAGGCGTAATTATGACCAGTTTGGATTACAAAATGGAAATGTAGATATGAATTTTTCAGGTGGTTCAAATCCATTTGATATGTTTAATGATATTTTTGGTAATGGATTTGGCAATGGATTCGGAAGTGATAGAACTAGAAAGGTAGTGAAAAAATGTCCTGATAAAACTCAAAAAATAGAAATACCTCTTGACGACTTTTATATGTGTAATAATGTATCAAGTATTATAGATTTAACACAAGTCTGTAGTGATTGTAATGGATGTGGTGGAAAAACGGCTAAGAGTGTAATTACTTGTCCACAGTGTGACGGCACTGGAGTAATTACACAAATAAGGCAAATGGGTGCTATGATATCCCAATCTCAAACCACTTGTTATCAATGTAATGGTAGAGGTAAATTTATACGCGAAGATGAAAAATGCTTAAAATGCGAAGGACGGCGTGTAGAAAATGTTAAACGAAAAGTTAATATTCGCATAAAACCTAATACTAGAGTTAATGAACAAATTGTATTAGAGAAAATGGGAAATCAGCATCCAGACTATGATTTACCTGGTAATCTTATTATTATATTACTACAAAAACACAATAAATATTATACTCGCATAGACAATGATTTAGTATTAAGAAAACCTATTTCATTAATAGATGCCTTGTGTGGTGCCGATTTAAATTTTACAACTATAGACAAAAGGAATTTCACAGTAAAAACAAGCGACATAATTAAACCTGATAGTGTTTATAAAATTTCTAGTGAAGGAATGCCAGTAAATGAAACTGGTTATCGTGGTGACCTATTCATTTTATTCGATGTAGTATTCCCTAATTATATATCTGACGAAAGGAAAGACTACCTGAGAAAATTACTTTCCAAACGCGATAATAGTTCTGGTTCAGGTAACACAGAAGGTGGGAATAAATATCCAATAAAACTTATGGAAAAGATTGAAGGAGAATATGCCAATAAGATTTCTACACAAACTCGTGTCACTGAAAATAAAACTAACGCTGGATATGAAAGTAGAAATTTTTATGATTCTAGTGCTGGCGCCAGTGAAACTGAAGACCCTGGAGAAATACCATGTCATCCACAGTAAATCCTTAAGTCTTAATAATCTTTTTATTTTTAAAATTGATATAAAATTTTATAAAACATTTAATTTAATAATACTTAAGCGATAATAATGGCAACAATAGCGAAAATTCAACATACACAAACACATAATTTTGTTGGGGGCGGTGACAAATCCGAGGAAACTACTTTTGATGGAATTACAATTAAACCACCTGCACCTAATGAACTTTTCAAAATTATAAAAGAAGAAGTTATTGGTCTCTTAGGAAAAGTAGGTCGAGATTATGGTATTTCCAAAGATGAAATAGTATCAAAATACGTTGATGACGTATCAAAGATTGGTGTAAAAATGGGAATTAAAAGACGCAATCGTCGAAGTCTTCCCAAGGACCTACAGTGTCTTGGGCGTAAGATTGATGGACATCAATGCACTAGAAGTCGTCGTAATGGCGAAGAATTTTGTCTGAGTCATATGAAGCGACTACCACATGGTCGCATTGATGACCCTACATACGCCAATAAAGAAAAGGGTAAACGAGGTCGCAAAAAGAAGGAAGTTACATATAATGATGAAGAATACTTGTGTGTTCATTTGGAACTTATTAGAGGAACACAGTATCTAGTAGATGAAAACGATAACGTTTTTAGTTATAATTTGGAAGCCCCTAAATATCTCGGTAAAAAGAGTGATATTGAGGCTAAATAATTAATAATTTTAAAACTATTTATAAATATTTTTTATTATTTTAATAGTAACGAACCCAGACAGTTATTATTATGATGAAATAACATTCGACACCAGTGATTATCTAGGCAAGTTTATTGATTGCGCTTATGTTCTTACTATGGAAAACAGTGCGCGGAGATATACAATCAGAGAAAGATTAGACTATGCGCCTCCTTGTAGGCGGGTAATTATACAATACAATAAAGGTTACAAAAACTCAACTAAACCTAATTTACCCGAGCAGAAATCTTATTATGATATAACTGACGCCTATTATCACGCATTATTTCATTATAATACGAATTTTAAAAATCAAGGTAGAGTATTGTTACTAGAAGATGATTTTGTTTTTACACCGGAAATTAAGAGTATTAAAACTCACAACGACATAGAAAATATATTAACCAATGAAGAGGTTGACTTGCTACAATTTGGTCACTTAATTAGTGTTTATAATCCTACTTGGTTATTTAGAACTAGATACAACTTTAGGCAACATATGCATGCTCCAGTATGTCACTGTGTCATTTACTCAGAAGGCTTTATAGAAAAATTTTTACGACAATATCCTAAAGGGGAGTTCCCATATATTCATTTTGATAAAGCACACAGTAGTGAATACTGTAGTAACTTTTGGGTTTATGACTATCCACTTGCGGTTCAGGCATTTTCAAGAACTGAAAATTCAAAAAATTGGGACATACTTGGAATAAAAACTTATGATGGATTGTCACTTGCTATAGATACATTTAATTTAAATACTACTGACCACGATGCCTTAACAGAAGGATTTAAAAAAACAAATAAATTTAATTACTTAGTAAATATATTGGGTTGGGCGGCAACTCTAGTATTACCTTGCGCTTTATTTTTTTCACTCTTTTAAAATTGATTATTTTTTATTAATTATTACTGAATAAATAGTGATTAGTGATTATACCTGTTATGGACCTCGACATAAGTTACGAATTATGCGATGATATAAAAAATATAGTTAGGGCACAAAATTTAAAATTACTGCGACTTATATGTGACAAGTATAAGTGGGATATAGACGCATTTATGCATTTAATCGATTAATTCTTCTTGTTCTAACTCTTTTTCTTTTTTGAGTTTTGTTTCTAGATACATTAACACGCCTATTATTTTTTCTAGAAACTTTAACTGCTCTTTTATTTTTTCTTGAATTTTTAACTCTGCGGACACCACCATTATGTCCGATTCCAACAGACACACCACCACTCCCAAACTGCATTTTTTCAAAGCATTCTCTACCATATTTCATTAATGTTCTTAATGATGTAAATCCATTCCAATCATATTGACGCGATGTATTTGTTTCAAAATCTAACTGAGTTACTAATCCATCATTAACAGTTAAATAATTTAATCTTTCTGCAAAATGGAGACCCTTTATATTTTTTTGTGCTTCAGTTACTCTTTTTCTAGCTGTTTTAGCTTCTTCCTCACCTAATAAATCTTTAATTTCATGGTATAATTCACCTTTTCCATCTTCACCTTTTATAGTATTTAATCTTCCGTCAAGTAAAAATGTAAATGAAGCTTCGGTTGTTCGCTCAAATGATGGAGGTATAGCACCAGTCTTCGCTTTGTCAGGAGGATTAGAACCAGCTATACTATAAGTATATACATTTGAATTCTGACAAGTATACAATATAATATTCTGTGTTACTGTGGGACCTCCTGATGCAGCAATTACAAGACCACCATTACCATTTTGTAAACACAATGCTAAGAGGTATTCTTTAATTGAATTAGTTGTTTTTTTTATTTGTCTTTCTTCAGTGACACCAGGATGAAATACTACTGTTTGACCAAAAGGTGAATACCAAAAATCTTGTAATAGTGTTAATTTCCCATTAGTTAAGTCACTTGATTCATTTGGATTAGCACTTTGATAACATTGATACATATCCTTGATATTAATTACTGGTAATTTTTCACGCGCAAATTCTATCCACCTAGGTTTTTTTTTATCTGGAGTAAGTGGTGTTACCATATCTTCTAAATGTTCTTCAATTTCTTTTAGTTTTTGTCCATCTGTCATTATATAATTTCTGGCGTGTTTTAATCCAAGTGCAAATCCATAAGGAAACAAAAAATCAAATGATTTAGAAGTTTCAGGTCCTGGTAATGTATTATCTTGAATCATGCTTCCAGTGCATACGTTATTGAATCCTAGTATTTGATATTTTTCATCCCATTTTAATCCTACTTCATAACCTGCTAAAAACATAACTTTATGTGAAACTGGTGAGAAATATGGGTCATTACTATCCAATTTACATCCACCTGTAACTACTAAACATTTTCCCAAACCTTTTAAATAATCTTTATAATTTTCTCTATTTATTATAGTTACAGGGTAACTACTATAATAATGTGCTCCTCCATCATTGGTATATTTATTAAACCCTATTACTCCTTCGGCGTCTACAGGGGCTCCTTCAAAAGGAATTGGTTCTCCAGTTATACTTAAAAAGGGTCTCTCAGTTTTAGTGAGAGTGAAATCTACTGGATAAGGTTTGTCAGAAGTTAAAAATAAATCAGTGTGATAGTCACTATTACCTTTTGTTAATTCATATAACTTAACTCCTCTCATATGTAATGTTATAGGTTCTGGCCTTAATACAAAGTTTATATCTGTAGTTACTTCATTATTATAATCAGGAGGTGGTATTAACATTTCTTGATAATATAATACAACATATTTATATTAATTACAAATTAACCTCTGTTTTAATTATCCGTTGAATATCTTGATATGTTAGAGAAATTCGGCGCGTGTTAATGTTTAGAAGTTGAGATACATTCTCTACAACATCTGGTTCTTCGTAATCAATTGAATTTTCACTCTGTGACCCTGACAATAACGGAGACGGTTCTGGACTACTATAATTGCTAATAATTTCCTGAGGTGTTTCAAGACCAGTTTGCTCGTAAAATGCCTCTTCAACCAAACAATCTCTGCTTACATCTGGACCATCACAATCACTACAGTCACATTCATACTGGCGCCCTAGAAACCTACGCTGTGAATCGGAGTTCTCGTTTTTAAGGTATTCTGGGCATGAACGCAATAGATAGTTTTGAATGTAAATTCGGTCGATGAGTTGTCCATTGTGATATCTACAAAGCAATTTTTCTCGTTCCAGGTCTGGTAGTTGATAATATGGATTACTTGCTTGTGCATACCTTGTGGTTTCGGGCACAATGAATGCTTGCTTTGGAACTCTAGGAGTTTCCTGTTGTGGAGAGTCGTATTGAGTGTTTACTGGTGACACACGCATATTCTTATTAGTTCTTAGTGTTACTTGGAAGGAAGTAGTATTTTATGAAAAAAAATAGGTCAGGGAATGAATTCAATTTTATACTTGATTTACCTATTAGAGTTACCTACTAGTGTTTGTAGTTGGATGATACTCCTGTGGTAGTATTCTAAAATTAATCTTTTCAGTTTCAAACATTGGAACAATGGTTTCATTAAAGAACTCCTCATAACGAGTATTGTAATAATTGAATAGTCTCTGGACATTATCTGTTTGTTCGAGTATATATGTTTGAGAGTAATACATTGGTTTTAGAGTAATGCTATCTATTTTATTTACTTCCATTAGTGTCTTAAGTATAACTGATTTCTCCAATCTTTCACCTGTAATTTCATCAAAGAATTCTACTTTCAAATGCATTGTGTTCTGTGTTCTTGAAAGAAATATAGAGCAATTTTCACTAACATTACCAGTGCTAAATCTTGGAGGGTCTCCCGGTTTTTTAATGCTCCTTGGAATTTTGAGTTGGGTTTCACTATTAATATCAGTAAGATTCATAGGGAACAATTTGTTTCTAATATTATGTTCCATACTACAACACTCCATAAAATGTTCCCCCTCTGGAGAACATTGAACCCATCCTCCAGGAAGTCTGTGTGTGTTACTACAACCTCTAAGTTTCTTACAGAATGTTGTTTCTTCACCATAAATCTTGCGTGTGAAACTACACATACCAATATACATAGTAGTGTAATAACTCCCCACAGTAACTTCATTTATTCTATCAATTGCTTCCGTGAGTGACATATCCCTAATATCATCTTTTTTAGGTTTATTAATAATTTTGTCCAAAAGTGCTTTACCACATAGATATGGGTGGTCTGGGTGTGTGGCTACCTCAATTTGTGCTTGTGCTTGTGCTTCTGATTGCGATTGCTGATTCATCTTAGCGTTTATTAGTTCTTATTGTTTAATACAAGTGGTGGTTACTGTATAAATCAATTTTTATTTCTAATATTATCATAGCAATAGTTATGTTGAATTTAATTGTCCCATTATTCGTTTCAAGTTTTATGTTCGGTTTAGTGCCAGTTTTAGATAAGAAGGCATTACACTATTATCCTAGTGTTAAGCAATATTCCGTTTTAAGATTAATAGCATACACAGTATTTACCTTTTGGGTAATTCTAGGTTACAGTTTTTATATGGGAGTTTCATTTAATGATTTAAAATTAAATAGTGAAAACAAACAGGGGTTGAAGTTTTTAATACCATTAGCTTTGGTTAATTCAGTTGCATTTGTATTCTATATTATGAGTATAAAAGCAGGTGAACACACAGGTATGGTTTCACTTGTAGGTATGGGGGTTACTCTCACCACTACATTATTATTTTCACATTTCTTCTTGGGTCAACGTTTAAAACCAGGTATGGGAGTTTCATTTGCCATAATATTCTTGGGGATAGCAATGACACTTTATTACGCAAGTAAATAAAATAAACTATGGACTTAAAGCTTTTTATTTATTTATTATTATGTCTATCAAAACATTATCCGCTGACTCAGAAATTCTTAAAAAGAATCTGCTATACTCTAGTTTGACGGAATTTTACTCTGTAATACCAGAAGAAGATATGGAGAGATTTCTTGATATCATTTCAGGTAAAAGTAAGATATCGCTAAGAATTATTGACTGGTTTGTTACTAACTATAGTAAAAAGAAGAATATTGTTTATTATATCAATCAGGGGTCTGGAACAGGTTCTGGTGCTACTGGCAAAAAAGGTTCTAACAAACGAAAAAGATTATCACCTAAAGCGAGATACCAAGAAAACGCTCCTGAAAAGGTGAATAACTCCACTGTTCAGTTCTTCGTTTATTTACGATATAGGTCTCAACTCACAAGTTATCATAAAATAAAATTTGACCCATTTTGTAGAAACGACCGCATTGTAAATTGGGGCCCTAATGGTGACATTACTACCACACTCGCACAATTAAATTTTTTTAAATGGGCAATTGAAAATCGGGTTTTAGACTACATTAGTGCTCATTTGAAAGAGATTGAAATAGATATGAACACTAACATAAGACCTGGTAAAGAGAAAAAGAAAGGTAGTGGCAAGAAGAAAACTGTTAAGGCATCCAAGGTAGGTGGGGGAACCGGTGCTAGCGGAGGTGCTGAAACCGATACTGTTAGTGCTGATGAATCTACCGGAGGTGGTAGCGCCGGAGGTGGTGGCAGTGGTGGCGGTAGCGCCGGAGGTGGTGGCGTTAGCAAAAAGAAAAGACGTGAGTTATCAACTAATGCTACAAAAACAATTAATAAACATAAATTTACAGTTGTATTAGACTTTGACTAAATAGAAAAAGAAATAAAAAATAGGTAACAACTAGAAATGTTAAGTAATAATTGTTAATTAATTAAATTACAGCTGTAAATGGTAGAATGCTTAATGCTGTATTCATTGTCTGGTGGAGATAGTTGAAACATAACTCATAGTCCTCATATTTTTTCTGTAGTGTAGATTTCCAATGAAGAAAATCTTTCTCAAGAAACAGTTTCAAATTATTTATAAAACTAGTAATCAACTCTGTAATAATCTCTAGTGTCTTAGTTTTTCCCTGTGCCAACCATCCTATATGACGTCTGGCATTCTGCGTTGTTGATACAATAGTGTTATATTTATCCGATAAGAAGCTTTTAAGACCGTTAATACGTTCACTTAGTTTCTGTGTGTCAAGTTCTCCTAGGGTAACCTTCTGGAGTTTGTTTTCGACAACGGAAATACTAGTGTCAGTAGAACCCTTAGGATTTAATTCTGTCTTTCGAGATTTGCCTGGCGTGTATTCCAAAGCGCCATAACTTATTGAATCAATAATTCCAGTAACTCCTTCGGGTGTTGCTATATAATCACAAGTTGCTGGTGTCATACCTATAGTCATAAGATTACTACCCGAGTTTTGACAATCAATTCGAAGTTTCTCTGATATGTCTGTTTTATAATGTTTAGCTATTTCTGTTATGTCACTACATCGGTCTCCACATTCGTAGCCTGTTGTCTGAGCTGCTTCCTCTATACGAGCGGTAATATGGTCCATTGAAAATTTCAAATTATCTGTAGAGAAACTGTTTCTTGTAAAATTTGTTATACTAGTAATATTTTCAACATTACTACACATCCACATTGACATACCACCTGAGACAACTAGTTTTGTTGCAAGGGCGTAAAATCCGAGTTTTGTGAAGTAACCGAGAATGGGAATCATTTTTTTGTTTCTTGATTTGTCCGGTGATTTTTTAATTATGTGACACTGGTAACCTAAAAAATCAATTTTAAATATCACTTGAATTAATATCTACTTTTATATTAGAATTATAGGTATGAGCGTTATAACTCAAGCTGCTTCAACATTGTATAGCGACATAGATGATTTAAAATTAGTTCAATTCAGTAAGAACTTAATTAAATTAATAACTAACTTGGCACGTGAAACATTCAAATACTTCACTGTTTGGGCAATTATACTTGCCGTTATGTTTTATTTAGGGAAACTAGAATATTATCAAAACTCTCTATTGCTTATCTCCGCTATTGTAAGTTTATGGGGATTTACTCTTATTTATTACTATCCTAGATATTTCAAGTTACCCTATTTTGATTTTGAAATTACTCGTGAAAACCACAATTTAGCTAAATTTGTCGATTTAATGATTCACCAAACACCATTAATACTCATACTTTTAAAGTATAAAAGGGGTGTAAAGAGCGATTCACTTATTTTTGGTTTAGTCATTTCATGTCTCTACTTAATATTCAACAACCCCAACAAAGTATATGGTTTTAAATGTAACAATTGCGCCAATAATACTGAGGATGATATTTATAGATGCTACATTACTTGTTTCTCTGTGAATTTAGGAGTAATAATACTAGTCTTAAGTTTGCTGGGAAAACTCTTGTATTTATTACAGAATAATAAAAATTGATTTAAATATATTTACTCTATTTATCTTAATTTAATATGGCTTCAAAAAGTATAATTGAAGAAGTAGTTTTAGTTAAGTCTGGTGGCGGAAGTGGAGTAGGAGGAGGAACAAAAAACACTAGCACTACTAAGAAACCGGAGCAAGAGAAAAGTCTGCGTAGTAAAAATATTCATACCTCGGAAATAAAAAGCATTATTCACGATATGTTTACTCACTGGGATATTGAGAATTCAGAGTTAAACATTGACAGATATTTCACGGAATTATGTGATTGTGTAAAAGACACATATACTACATATATTCTTCCAAAGAAAATTAAGAAGTCATATGAGGAAGACCTTACTGAAGTTATTGAAACTGAAATTATAAATCGTATTCAAAATATTGAGGTTACTAAAACTGAGGACCATATTCAAAGGAATATTGGTGTCATTGATTTTTTGAATACTATTGAGGCTCCAGCTCAGAGAAGTGAAGGTTGGTATGCCTTTAGAAATAATCGTATTACTGCTAGTGATTTTGCCATTGCTCTTGATAAAAATCCATATTCAAAGCGCGAAGATCTTATCCTCAGCAAATGTGGTAAGGGTCGTCCTTTTAATCCAGGTGCAGCTATTCTTCACGGTGTTAAGTATGAAGATGTGGCGGTAAATATATATGAAAACAGAAACCGTGTAAAAATAGCAGAGTATGGGTGTATCCCACACCCAAAATATGATTTTATTGGCGCATCACCAGATGGTATCTGTAGTTACGAGAGTGAGAATAGACAGTATATAGGTCGTATGTTGGAAATCAAATGTCCAAAGAGCCGCGAACTCAATGGTCAAGTTCCAGAGTATTACTTTTGTCAGGTTCAGGGTCAGTTGGAAGTGTGTGACTTGCCTGAATGTGATTTCTTAGAGTGTAAAATATTGGAGTATTCTGGAGTCGATGAATTTATTAGTGATTCACTAGAAGTTAATGACTCTGGATTGGCTGATACTAATGAATTAGGCGATATTAAAGTTACAGATGTATTCACTAGAAGCAATGGAATGGAGAAAGGCGTAGTTATTGAAATATACGACCACGAACTAGAAAAGACTATTTTCAAGTATTTTAATAAAAACACAAAACCATATGTAACTATTGAAGAAGTAAATGAATGGGAAGAAAACACAATATCATGGGTTCTAAATGACGATAGATATGACTACATGGCTACTTGTTATTGGAAATTATGCGAGTATTCGTGTATTCTTGTGAAACGTGATACGGAATTCTGGGAGATGTTGCTCGCCGGTCTCAGTAAATTGTGGGATGAAATTCTCTATTACCGACAGGTGGGAGTAGAGGAACTTATTCGTAAAATAGAAGAGCGTAAAGCAGCCGCTAAAAAGGACCGCGTAAAGTCTGGCAAGACTAATACTAATTTTGGTAAAGAGTATAATATAGCATTTCTCCCAGATACCGATGACGAAGCAGGCGGAGGCACTGTTGCCGATGGAGGCGGAGGCACTGTTGCCGATGGTGGCGGAGGCACTGTTGCCGATGGAGGCGGTAATGAAAAAAAATTAGTTACAGTAGATGACAAAGTAGGTAAATTATTTAATTGAAGTCATACAACCAAGTGTATACGCCTTCTGGGTCATCTAGAACCTCCTGATAATCCATACCGATTTCCTTAGATAGGTCACGAATAAGTGCTTTATAGACTTCCCTGAGCGTTGATACATCTGATAGGGCACGATGTGTTCCTTCTTTTATATTATAATGCTCAGCGAGTGCCTTCAATGAATATCTCTTCAAATACTTAGTCCTTGCAATCTTCTTTGCTAGATGAATGGTATCAATAAATCTAAGTTTATCTTTAATTTTATGATAAATTACTGGTGAGTAATTATTAAGAATTCTCTTTAGGAAAAAGTCGTCGAAACCACTTCCGTTGTGTGCTACGAGGTATGGAACACAACCATTGGGAATACGTAGGAAATCGACTATCTTGTCACTATGGTTATCAATACCTGGTAGTCCTTCAAGGTCCTGTGGATGAATACCAGTAATCTTGGTAATGATTTCCTCAAACTTAGTTCTTGGATTTACTAGACTCTCGATATAATGAACGTTCTTTTCAGGTTTCTTTTCTGAAGTTTCCTTCAAAAATGCGTATTCAATTACACGGTCATGAAACATATTTAGTCCAGTTGTTTCAAAATCATAGTAAATAAGTTGGTCGGTCTGCAGCCCGAGATATTCTTCAGTTTTAGATTGCTTCTTAATTTTTGGCATATTTTGGTAAATAAAGATGGATACTAAAAAGAGAATGAAAATCCTTAAGTAGTAAATGTTCAACATTCCGCCAATATGAGTTAGAAATAGAGCTGTTGGAACTACAGCAATTGTGTAAATGTCGAATACTGCTGGGACTGGCATATTTCTTATGGTTACTGTTGTATGTTTCAAGTTACTCATTAAAGTCAATTTTTCATTTCATTTGCTTATATCCTAGTCTTTTTTTCTTGTGTGTTTTTATAAATAATGAATTCAAATATTAATGAAAAAAATGAAAACAAGGAAGTACGGAAAGGGAATAGTATTAAGAATTGTTGGGGACCGTTATCTTTAATTATCGCTGTTCCAGTTTTATTGTTTTCAGTTTTAATAAAAACTAATTTAATAAGTAAGAATTTATGGCCAAACTTAACTGGACTAGCAATATTCACAGTATTTATTGTATATGGTTTTTTGAGTATTAAGTGGTCCAAAACACGTTTCACTGGACCTACTAATGTAGATGGTGTCACACCAGAATATGCCGCTAATGGTTTTGAATTCTGGGTATTTACAGTTTTCATAGTTACTGTAATTTCCGCAGTGTTTCCTAGTGTTCCTGAGTTATTCAGTATGAATTTTATTCCATTCATTTTCACCGCGAATATATTTGGTCTCTTATTTGTAGCCTGGTTATACATTCGTGGTCGTAATAAATATCACGACCGGGAGGAAGATAGGGAGGCTGGTCATAGTATGCTATTCAAATTTTTACGTGGATTAGAGTTTCATCCCAAATTACTTGGAGTTGATATTAAACAATGGACTAACTGTAGATATGGTATGATTTCCTGGCAAATCATAATTATGTTATTTATGTATTACTACTTCGAGAAACACGGTTTTAATAGTGCCATTTTCACTACTGTAATATTACAGAGTATTTACATAGGAAAATTCTTTTATTGGGAAACTGGTTACTTTAATACACTAGACATAACACTAGACCGTGCTGGTTACTATATTTGTTGGGGATGTCTAGTATTCTTGCCTGCTCTCTATACCTACACTACATACTTTTTGATTAACAGGCGTCCTAATATTTCTTGGAAAGCGTCACTATTGATTTTCCTGTTGGGTGTATTTTTTACTTATAAAAACTATGAAGTAGACCGTCAGAAGGAAATATTTAAACGTGATAAAGAAAATAGCATTATCAATGGTGAAAAGGCGAAATATATGGATGTCAAATACGAACGCGACGGGGAAGTAGTGGATAGCAAATTACTACTTTCAGGACACTGGGGTTACTCTCGACACACTAATTACACCTATGAAATCTTAACTTCGGGAACCTGGAGTGCTGTGGGATACCAATATGGTCCTGTTCCATTTGTATACTTGTTATACATAATTATACTACTTGTTCATCGCATTTATCGCGATGAAGCTAAATGTTCAAAGAAATACGGGGAATACTGGATGGAATACTGTAAGCGAGTTCCATACAGATTAATCAAGGGCGTTTACTAGAGTTTTTTTTACCTTTCTTAGTGCTACCTTTCTTTTTGGATAAAACCTTTTTTTTTTCTTTCATCTCATTTATTCTTTTCATTTCTTTTCTAACATTTAATTTATTATTTTTTGTACGACCCCCATAAATCATTGTATATCCATTTTTATGTGCTCTTTTAATAAATTTATCAAGCTCTTCTTGACTATATTTACCGCCATATTTATCAGGTCTATCTTGTAAAACTAAATGTTTTGGATTCCAAGGTGGTGCTGAATAATTCATTAATATACTATACTAATATAGAATAAAGTTACTTGAAGAATTAGTAAGTTTATTTTGAAGATTTTTAAATCCTTTGCGCGTTTAATTCTATTTTTTTTTCTATATTTAAAAGTTATCCTACTCGTTATAGTAGGTAGTAATCAAGTAAGCTTACAGCAATTTTCAAGTGTTTATATTAAACTAAAAATGCTTACTGAGGGTCTCTTGAGACCCAAATAAATTGCCCTGGTGGTGTAGTGGTAACATTGTTGCCTTCCAAGCAATAGCCTCGGGTTCGATTCCCGGCTGGGGCAAATTTTCACCCTGTAGCTCAGTTGGTAGAGCGGGAGATTGTAGTAGTTATTAAAATTCTCTAGGTCCCTAGTTCAAGTCTAGGCGGGGTGACCAGTTCTACTTTTGTAGAACTCTAGGATTTTCTTTAATTTTAAAAGAATTTCCTTATCTCAAAATTATTTTCTAAGTTTATATAAACTATTTAAAGATAAATGGACAGATTAATTTATCCAGATAGGCTCTAGAGAGTAAATCTAGAAATATTCTGGGTCAATCATGTTTATCAATTAACTAGTTTTTTGTAGTCTGTATCAGTCGCTAATTTAGAAGGGTTCAACACCGTATTAGCTAGTGAGTATAGGAATCGCATCACGAATGCCTTCCCATACCTAGACATTTAGACTACCGACAGCAAACTGTAGTGTTATGGAACGGAGTGACGAAACAGGAAGTTTCGTAATTGATTTTTAAAATTTTTGGAATTGTATGGAGTATAGGAGTGGATTGGAGTAGAGTAGAACCTAAGGGATTAAAGTTGGTGACTTGCGACCTAAGTCATGTTCTACTATAGATACTAATAAGGAGCAAGTGTATATTACATTGCAATGACTTATTAGTAGAAATGAATAACAGGACATAGATATATAAATAAATGCGCACCCATATGTAGCAAACGCGAGTATTTCATTTATATGTGCCTCAAATAGTTATTCATAAACGGATGTATTGGGTTTGCCGGTTTTCAATAAGAACATACTGGACGTTTCTGGGATTACTGGAGCAAACCAACCTATTTAAAGAAGGTAAGTAACCCATTTTTTAGAGTGTATAGAATTATAGATTTACTAACACATTTCCCCCGCCCGAGTAATTTATTTTCGCACGCATATAGGTATAGAGTAGAGTAGCAGTAGAGGGGTTCCAATCCTATGGAACCCACCCGACGGAGTTCGAGACGACGACGACGAGAGTAGCAGTGGAGAAGGAGTTCGAGGTATTCGAAATCAAGATTTACTACGACAGCAGGTGCCTTTCACTATAGCATCTGCCTTGGTTCTAGGGACGGAACCAGGGTGACTGATAGGAATAGACTATCATCCTCAAAACCAAAATCGGTGTTCTTATTATTTTAGTGAGGGTTCAAGTCCCTCATTTGGTTTTCTCCCTTTATTATTTTTTGTGTATAACTACTTAAAAAAATAAGTAGAGCTTATGATAGAAAAAATAAGATATAATTACATATGACTATGCCAATTTATAACATTAATGAATATGAATTTTATGATGAATTTGAAGATTACGCATTTGACCACACTGACATTTTTATATTTAATCACGATAAGCGAGAAATTGAATTGAGAAGTGACCTTTGGTTACTCTACACAACATGCGTTGTTGGATGGACTGTATATGTAGTAAGCACATTCCTAGCAAATAGTTCAATGGAATATCGTCGTTACGTAAATCGAGTCTTTGATACAGTTGTGTATGACACCGAAGGCGAAGAGAGCGATAGCGATTCTAGTGGGAGCGATAGCGAAGAGCCAGATGAAGCATCAGAGGAGGAGGAATACGACATCCCAGAACCAGACTATAATGAAAGTAACTTGATGGAAGGTATTTACCGACTAGACTAATAATATTTCTACTTTTGTTTTTATTTAAAATTGACTTGTGATTAACTACTTAGAAGTTAGTAAGCAGAAATGGAGTTTTATCCAAAATACAGTGATACACTTGATAAATATAGCACTGGAGTGCTTGAAAATCGCGATGGTGAATATTTCTTAAGAGAAAGTCTAGTCGTAAATAACAGAGGTCTACACGGCGATATAGTATATTATGACCCAATAAGTAAAAATGTTACTGGTATTTCAGAGAGGAAACTAGGGAAAATTGTAGGAGTGTTGAGATTAGACGACAACAAACGCTATGGATTTAATAAAAAAAACGTCCCTTATGTTAAATTCAGTAGTGTTTCAGGTAAATATCCGGATTTCATTGTTCCGTGTAAATTGCGAAGTAAATCCGCCCAATACGCGGTCATCAGTTTTAATCGATGGAACACTAGTGACAAGCATCCTGTTGGTCAAATCGAAGAGTATCTAGGCGATGTCTCAGATGAATATTCCACTATAAGAATGCTTTTCGCTAAGGTGGGTATTAGACTGAGTGGTAAGAAAATGAGTTATAGTAGTAGTATTGATTTATCTGGTGGAAGAAACATAGATTATCGCACATTCAGTATTGACCCAGTAGGATGTAGGGACATTGACGATGCCTTTCATTTCACTCGACTAGAGAATGGTGACGTTGAAATAGGTATTCACATTGCCAATGTTGCTAGACAAATGGTATTTATGAATACTCATCAGTATAGTAGCATTTATTATCGCAATGGACGCCAGGACAATATGCTAGAAGACAAGTATTCATTTGACAATTTTAGTCTAATAGATGGAGAAAAGAGATTGGCATTGAGTCTAGTAATTACGATTAGAGATGGAATTGAGGTATCACGCGAGTTTCGCGAGAGTATAGTGAAAAATACTGCTTTGAGTTACGATGAAGTAAATTATATGGATGAAATGGATGGAATGAATGGAAGCAAGTGTCGGCAGTCACGCGAACTACTTGAATTCAGTCGTGAATATTATAATGAACCAGAAATGACCGCACAGAATATGGTTGAGCGATTTATGATATTGTATAATTCTGCTGTTGCCGAGAAATTGTATACGTGTAATCCACAGGAAGTTATTTTGAGAACTCACCAGGGTTCCTTGGATGGTGAGAGCATTGAAACGATTAATGATTCACGCCTAATGGAGTTTCTTAATAGGCGGAAGATGGACGCTGCCGTGTATGCTATAGCGCCGAAGGATACTCGTCATTTGACACTGGGACTGGATTTCTATACTCACGCCACAAGCCCTATCCGTAGATATGTAGACATCATTAATCAACATATGATAATCGCTAGTATTGATGCTGGTTACACCTGGTCGCGTGACAGTTTCAAAATCGATATTGATGCTATTAATACTTTCAATAAAAGTCTTAGGAAATTTTATAACTACTACAAGAAACTAGAGATTGTCCATTCAGGAAGGTTAGATGAACATCGTGACTTCGATGCTTATATAGTGGGTATTAAAGGAGTCAAACTAACTATTTGGATTCCCGACTTGGAAATTACACACAACGTTAATGTTGTTTCACCGAAGTTGCTAGTGGCAGGTGATATTATGTTCAATAGCACTGGGTCGTGTGTTACAGTGAATGAACGTAGTTATAATGTGTATGATAAGATTTCGGTTACTGTAACACCACGACCAAGTGAATGTGTGTTCAATAGGAAACTTCATTTAAGCATACTAGAGTTTGAGTGAGTTTTTAATAAAAAATTTTTTTTCTATTATCAATAAATGACATTTGAATGGATTAAAATATCACAACCTCTTTTTTATAAACTTTTATATAGATGTGAGGTAACAAAGACTAATACTAGTTGGATTTCTTTTTTTGATTATTCAAATGGTGAAATTATAAAAAACTATAAATATAAGGTTTATTGTAGTTCAGGAGGGGACCATTTATTTATAAGGAAAAATAAAAAATATATTTGGCTTCAATATGAAGGTAATGAAAGTGCTAGAATAGTGCCTCCATGTTCTACATCAACTGAAGAAAATGATGTTATTTGTTGTGTTGGGTCATACTTTTAACATTAGTTTAAATTCTGTATATCATTTATAATTTCTTTTACCTTAACTATAGCATCAGATAAAGATAAATTATACAATTCTCTATGATTTGGTTTATTAAGTTTAAATCTATTTAATTTTTGATGTATTAACGTTTCTAATTTACAATATGAATAATTACTGTTTGCTGGTATAAAATAAATGTAATCAAAATACCAGTCACAACCCCCTTGACTTCTACCTCTATTTAATGCTGACAAATATCTAGACTTTCCAATTTTTGGAAAAGATTTTGATACCAAACCTGTTTCATAGTCTGTTATTTGAGAATGACCTACATATATACACTCATTTGTATACTCTTTTGATTCTTTATATTTGTTATTTATTCCTTTTAATACACTCTTACATTCATCACCTAAAATTGGTAATTGTGAATCAAATGTTTCCTGTAACAATATTGGATTCATTTTAAAAGAATTCTATTAATACTACTAAAATCAATTTTAAGTAATAATAAGAAAAAATAAATTACCTTTTTTACTCCCTATTTCCCAGTAGATTTAGCAATATACAGTGAATCTGTTGTTACCTGGTCTCGGACGATGATGCGTTCAATACTATCCAGTCGTTCAAGAAGATGTGGTTTGTTGATGTGTTCCGCGAGTGTCTTTACATTATCCACTATGTTGTTGATGCGAAGTATATTACGAATAAATGTGCCTTCGAAGATTTCACACCGCTTATGGACTTCGAGAATGTCACTTCCACTCGCCCACAAGTAGGCAGGTTCAACGAAGTCTAGATGAAGTTTCCAGTCTGTTCCAATGCTAATTTTAAGTTCGTCTTCATATTCCTCAAAACTTTGAGCACCATATTCAAGATTACAGATTGCCTGCTTAATGTGGTCTGGAACACCTAGCGTCTTGAGAGTGGCGCCTTCTCCAGATTTTTCAGGAATAAATGTCGCCAAAACAGCAACTATCTCTGGTGCCGAGAGTGGGTCAAGAATGTCGCTGAGTAGAAGTTCAGTGAGCGTAATCTCGTTACACTCGGAAATTTCACTAGCAAGAATACCTCTCACCAGTATCCTGGGGTTTTCAGGGTCACTATTGTCGATATAATTATTATCAGCGAGATAATCCATCACCTTCTCAGTGTCTGTGGTAAGGTAGGACCTCAATTGATTGATGCCCTCCTGGATACAAATGATATCAGTTGATTTATCAAGATAATCTTTATAAGCAGTGTAGTTTTTCTCAAAGTCTGGAATATCCTGTTGGACGCGCTGAAGTCGAGCGAGTTCCTTACGCCACTTGTTATGACTGAGTTTAGACCCTTTCAAGTATGCCTCGTGGTATTCCATAATAGCAGGCAACTTGTCAGTTGGGATCAAGAGACGATTTTCTGCCTCAGATTTAATCTTTTGGACTTCCAGGTTCTTAACACGTTGACCGTTATCTACTTCGAGAAGACTTTTGCTCATAAAATCAGTGACATTCAGAGTGGGGTCATCGTTGCGAAGTAGTTTCAAGATGAATTGATAAGAGAGCCTGAATTTACTCTCAATACAAGGACTCTTGCCTAGCATCATACCTTTGAGTTGTGGTTGAATCATGAGGTCATCGGTGGGTAGTATTATAACCGTGCCGAACTTGTCTAGTCCACGACGCCCAGCCCTACCTGCCATCTGGAGATATTCGTCAGTGCGAAGGAAGCGGAAGTCACCATTTGAATATTTACTCAGTTTTGGGAAGATTACAGTCTTAGTAGGCATATTGACGCCCACAGCAAATGTCTCTGTTGCGAACAAAACTTTAATAAGACCCTTGGCAAAAAGCATTTCAACTACCTCTTTCAAAATAGGCACCAACCCAGAGTGATGATATCCAATTCCCTTTTGAACAAGTGCGCGCACTTCGTGATACTGTGGAGAACTCTGGTAAGTTTCTCTGTGATCCCGCATCTCGAAATCGAAGATTTTTACTATTTCACTAATCTCTTCACTGGTAACCAGAGTGCGCTGAACTGCTTTTGCCAGTCTCTCACATTCCTTGCGTGAAAAGATGAAGAACAAAGCTGGAACCAGATGGTGCTCGGTGAGATATTTCAAAAACGGATTTATAATCTTGGTAATGTGTAGTTTCTGGTAGTTCTTGCGAATGTCGTTGTAGTTAGTGAATTCTCCCTTACTAGAAACTATTTTTGTAAGTTCGTGTTGTGAACCATCAAAAGGAGTATAGAAGAAATGCTCCAGTGGAACTACACGATGACTTGTTGGAATGAGGCAAGTATTCTTCTGTTTGATGTTACCAATCCAGGCCGCGAAATCTGCGGCTTTATCGATAGTGGCTGAAAGCATAATGAGTGTAATTCTCGATGGCATCAAGATGAAACACTCCTCCCACACCTTACCACGGTCAGGGTCGTTGATGTAATGAACCTCGTCAAAGATTACTTTATCCACTTCTTCAATGTCAATGTGGGTCGATTGCTTCTGGTAGAGGATGTTCCTAAGAATTTCAGTAGTCATAATAACACATTGAGCATCTGGATTATACTTGATGTCGCCTGTTAGGATACCTACATCAGGAAACTTCTGCGACAACTCGTAGAACTTCTGATTAGAGAGAGATTTAATTGGTGATGTATAAATAATTTTCCGGTTCTTGGCGAGGCTATCTGCTATTCCATATATGGCTGGAACTGTTTTGCCACTACCAGTATGCGCAGTTACAAGAACATTTTCATCCTTCTGAATGCGTTCTATAGCGTGCCGTTGAAATGAATCCAGTGGAAATCCAGGTTCATATGGTGCGCTACTGAACTCGCCAGTGTGTGGAGTATCGAGAACTCTAAGGTATTCTGTCATTGTTCTAGTAACTTATAATCTAGATAAATGGGTATATTTCTAAGTCAATTTTAATTTAGTAATTCCAGTTCTTGGGTAGGTTATAATCACAGGCACTGAAATTTTTATAGAGTTTATAGAGATATACTAGTATAGGAATTTCAAGGAAGCGTGTTTTTGATAAAACTGATATGTATTTGTCTGGGTGAGAAACTACAGCTCGTGCTACTTCTTGTAACGACTCCATTTGAAATTCTGCCTGTGAATAAGCAGAATAACACTCTAATGAGATTGATGCTAACACTAGTAATAGTATTAATAATATGAATTTAGGTCTGGTTTTTCTTGGTAAAATACTATTTGGAAAAGCACGGAAATCTTCAGATACCTCTATAGGTTCTCTTGCCAAGAAAACCATACGCATGAGATATGGAATTAAGACCATTAAACCAACGTAGTAATATTTTGGTAAACTAGTTACAATGTATGAAATTCCTGTCCCTACTCTGGCAAAATTTCCAATTTCAAGGACTGCCAAAAGTGATAATATTACATATATGAAATTTCTACAATCTAAAGGTAACCATCTAGTGCAACGCTTACGAGATGAATAACCAATAATATCACGATAATAAAAGTAAATAATAAGAAGTAATGTAATTACTGATACTGCAACCCTAGCACGATTTACGTTTGAGTCCATATTAATAATAATATATTTTTCTCGAGTAATATTAAATGGAAATGGAAATGAAAGTGAAGGGTGACCCGATAGAATTTATTAAACAGTGCTCAAGTCATACATTGGCAAGTCTTTTTCCAAGTGACATTAAAAATTGGAAATTAGTATATTTTATAAACATACTTCATATTATAGGTGTCTTTTACATTCAGTTTGGACTTTTGAGTTCTCCTGCCTGGATGAAATATTATATTATATATTTGGTTTTCTTGTTAATGTTTTATATTCTATTAAACAACAAATGTTTTATGACTATAATATCAAATTATTTCTCGGAACGTAACTACAATATGTTATGTATAAAATTAGAGAATGCAAAGTTGTTTATTATTGGATATCTCGCATTAGCTGTTATATTTTATAGCAAACCAGAATTATCGCCTTTCTCAATACTCAGTAAAATATTTTCTAAGTAAATATTATCAAAAAATGTTAGCCAACAAAGTAGCAAATAATGTAACAAAAGCAGTAAATGCAATGAACTCACCAGAAGTCAGTAAAGAAGAAAAGAAAGTAGCTATGCGTGAATTAGTAGCAGTCTTAGTATTATTAGTAATTGTTCTCGTATTAAACTTCGTTTTCGGTCCATGGTTATGGAACAACGTTGTTAAGAGACTAGTTCCAAGTGTTGGAGCTGCTAGATGGTATGACACTGTATTACTCAGTGTTTTACTTGGTTTAGTTCTTCCAATGTAATTTTTTCGATTCCTAGTTTTTTTTATTTAATTATTGTATATGGTGTTCGGCTACATATACTCTGCTATTGCTCAATTGTTTTCTGGTTCAACTGAATGTGATGATAATTATCCTTCACAGGAAAATAATGATTTAACATCAAGTTGTATAATAGGAAAATCTTTGACACCTAATGTAATGGTTCCCATACCAAATAATACGGTTTTAACTAATACAAAAAATTAAAATCTTTTTATTATTTAAAAACAATGTGTGAAAACCCTAATTTATCTCTTAATTTTTTCGAATCACGAAATACTGTCGTAATTACCACTTTATTAGATGTTGATAAACAATTAGACAAATTGAGTTACACTGATTACACTTGGATAGATGGTCGTAGCATGAGAGCTCACGGAGGTTTTGTTAAACGTATCTCTGGAACTGAAAGCGACGATGATTTTAAAGCATACATTTTACCTAATGTAAGTAAGATAGATTTTGTAAGGTTGAGTATTATTAATACTCCAATGAATGAAGATGTTTCAGTCACAGGTTCTGATAACAAACTCAAATTTAAACTTGAAAATAAAGTTGTTGTTTATGAATTGTGTAAATCTAGTATTGTTGATATAGAAAATGAAACTCCTGATAATGATAAAATGTTATCAACTGAAAATCTTTTAAATGGTGCCGTAACTCCAGTAGAACCTTCTGCTCCAGTAACTGTTCCTGAACCAGTAAATGAAAACCAGGTAATTGAAAATAAACCTGGTGAAAATAATAAAAATGTTAAGAATGAAACTGTTCCAGAAGGAACCAATGAACCAGTAGTAACTCCTCCTGAACCAGCATCTGCATCAGTAGCTGAAGAAAATGCTGAAGAAAATGCTGAAGAAAATGCTGAAGAAAATGCTGAACCAAAACCTGAAACTCCTGTTGAACCTAATAAACCTGAACCAGTAAAAGAAGAAGAAAACAAACCAAAAGAAGGAATTATTGAAAAGGCATTAAGAACTATAAATGATGGAATAAATAACTTTACACCATTTGGTGCTAAAAATAACAAACCAGAATCTCAACCAGCGGAACCTGTAGAACCTGTAGAACCTGTAGAACCTGTAGAACCTGTAAAATCACCAGTTGCTACACCTATTCCCACTCCTGTAAATAAACCTGAACCTGAACCTGAACCTGAGGGTAGTAATTCACCAGTTTCTCAATCAAACAACAAACCAACTGATTCTGTTACTACTGAAGAAAATATTAGATTATTAAAAATTAAACCAACAGATACTGTTTTACCAGAACAATTTAAACAACCTGTAAATAGTGAAGTAAATAGTGAAGTAAATAGTGAAGTAAAGAGTAATTTTAACCAAGTTGGAGAAGTTAATATGACAAATACTTCTAATGCTGGGGAACCAGAACCTAAACCTGAACCTACACCAGTAACTAATCCAGTAGAACCTGAACCTACACCTTTAGAAACTCAAGTTGAACCAAATAATAGTGAACCAGAATATGTATCTCCTTCAGTCACTACACCTGAACCTACACCAGTCACTACACCTGAACCTACACCTGAACCTACACCAGTCACTACACCTGAACCTACACCAGTCACTACACCTGAACCTACAGTTCCAAGTCCTGTTAATACAGTTAATAGTCCATTAACATCAGAAACTTCAGTTTTAGAAAAAACTAACTCAAATAAATCACAACCACAAGGTAGCTTGTTAGTAGGAGGTAAATCTAAAAAACGTAGATACACCAGAGGAAGTCACTCACGTAGAATCAAAACTATATAAATAATTTGCTTTTCTTTTAATAAATCTAGTGAATAAGTGTTTTATTCATAATATTTTTGTTACTTATAAAAGTTTTGCCAGAATTGCCAAAAGTTTTGCCAAAGTTTTGCCAAAAGTTTGCCAGAATTACAAAAGTTTTGCCAAAAATCAATCGATAATTTTAAATTTGCTGATTTTTATATAAGGAAAAATAAAAAAGGAATGACTGATTGTATCCTTAAAGGATAAGGAAATATTTTAAAACTGAAAAAGTTCATTCTTTTTTTACATAAGGAAACCGTTGGTTCATTGTTGGTTCATTCACTACATAAACCATAAGGAATTTCATTTTTAAAATCATTATTTTACAATTTTTTTTATAAGAAAAATAATAAAAAGAATAGAGTTACCTATCCTTAAAATAGAAGGATTATAAAAAAGGAATGAACAAATTTAATTTTATCGAAAAAAGAATGAAAAAGAATGAAAAAGAATGAAAAAGAATAAAAAAGAATAAATCGTCCGCACTGCAACGAACTTTAAAAAAATTTTGGCAAAACTTTTAAAAGGAATTAAAGGACTGAAGCAAAAAAAAGGAATGAAAAAGTTCTTATCGCTAAAAAAAAGTGCTTTATAAGGAAAAAAATTTTAAGGATAGAGGCAATTTTAAAAATAAAAAAACGATAAGAAATTAAGGACTGAAAAAAAAAAGTCGTTTTTTGAAAAATTTATTAAAAAAAAAAGGCTGCATCTCTCCCCACTTTGAGGAGAGATGCAACGAAAAATTTTGAAAAAATATTGCGAAAAAAAATTTTTTTCGGTAGGATAAGGAACGTTACCATAAAATTAGTAAGTGTTGAATATTTTCCTTATCGTAAAAAAAAAACGCAAAAAATGCCTAAAAACCAAAAAAGAATAAAAAAGAATGAAAAAAGAATGATTTTTAGCTAATTATTTAAAGAAAATTTTCTATTTATATAAATAATTGATAAGGATTATGGTCACATACGAATGTATTCCTTGTAATTTTCGAACGAATTTGAAAGCAAACTTCACTCGACACCAAAACACAAAGAAACATGGTGCGAAAATAATTTTGGCAAAAAAAAAACCTTATATGAACCAAAATGAACCAAAAATGAACCAAAATGAACCAAATTGGTTCATTGAAAAATCAATGAACCGCAATGAACCAGCAATGAACCAAAATGAACCAAAAAAGAATGAACCAGGCAATTTGAGCCTAAATTGTATGTATTGTTCAAAAAAATTTAAGACCTGCGCTAGTAAAAGAAGGCATGAGTTACATAGATGCCCCAAAAAAGATGAATTTATGGTGCCAAATGTGGTTGAAAAACCAGCAACTGATACCAACAAAGAAGTAATTGAAGCTCTCAGAGAACAGAATCGTTTAGTTCAACAATTTATGGAACAGAAACTGGAGAAATTTGAAGCAGTATTAGAAGAGAAAGAACGTTGTATAGATTTATTAAAAGACCAGATAGGCACAACCTCTAATCACAACACCTTTAATCTAATTAAGAATGACATTTATACTATGAAACCACTAGAATTCCTGAATACATTTTGTATTAATAATCCATCATTAGAAGAGGTTATTGGAATGATCCAACACTCAGGGTTACAAGCCGATGAACAAAATAGAATTAGAGAAGCGAGTGCAATGAAAGCGAAACATGCTATAGCAAAAGAGTTTGATAATATCCTTAAAACTAGAAACCGAGAATTGATATCAAATCAACCACTTACCTGTGATAGCGTCTTGTTTTCAAATGATGGTTCAAATAGAAGATACATTGCAAAAGGTCAAAAGGAATGGCAATTTTATAGTTCAGATGAACCATTAGATTCCACTACTGATGTTATTTTAGAAAAGGTTAATGGTGACGTTGAAGACCCCATCTTAATGAATAAGAAAGAACGCACCAATATTAATAACTCAATTAAAAGATTGAATGACTTTAGTGATATTCGCAAGAGTGTATTGGAACAATTAGAACATAAGAAACTTAGTAATGAAATAGAAGATGGCACCTCTAATAATAGTAGTGGCACTGAAATAGTTTTATCAGATATAAGTCAAGAAAACGAATGTGTCTCTAGTGATGAAGAACCTATTAAAATAAATACAACAACAGTAACTGTATATGAATCTGAACCCGAACCCGAACCTGTTATTACAACACCGAAAATAGTATATAATCCTCGCAAGAAACATTTCAAAATACACGACTGTGGTCGTAACTACTTATATGACCGTGACAATAATGTATTTGACCCTACAACTAAGAAGTATATTGGGACACGTGTTCACGACGAAGATTGCCAATGTATTGAAAATGACCCTTGTTGGTATTATATCAAATATCTCAATGAAATATAAATTCTCCGCAATTCTCCGAAAATCCGGAAAATGTCGAAAATTGGCGTTTTTTGAAAAAAAGCCTGGCTACCCCCTGTAAAACGTCAATTTTTAGCTATTTCCTTATAAAAACTAAAAAAAGTAGATTTTTTTATGTAGCGCATTTTCTTATCGTAATTTTCGCCAAAAAATCGATTTTCGAAATTTTCCTTTTTTTTCAAATATATGATTTTTACGAATTATAAGTAAATAATAACAAATAATTATTTCTATTGCTTCACTAATTAAAACAAAAAAATAAGTTACAAGGGTTTTTATGGTTTTTATGTAGCGGAATATAGATTTCTATGCGTTGTAAATAAGTCGGGATTTCTCGGAGCCATTAATATACACGTAGATTGACTTGACGAGAAGTGATGATGTGTCGCGGGTAACTCCACAACCGATGGCGGGGTGGTTGTAACTACAAGGAGGATACTCGAGAGTGCTCTTCTTGCCGACTGCACTGAACACAGACCCATACTTCTTGACATACTCGGTCTTGAGAATGCCCTCCCAGAGAATGGGCTGCGTAATCTTGGGAACAGCGAGGGCGTCATCTGCGTTGTAGAGGAATACCCAGTTGGTATAACCACCAACATTGTCGATTGGCACGATACCCCAAACCCTCTTCAGTCCCGTGACCTTTACCTCAGTAGTGAACTGCCACCCCCAGTTGTTTCCAGTGCAAAGCATGTCGGCAACCTTTCCGCCGTGGAAGCCACCGAACCAGACTACCTCGCGGTCACTGGTGTCAACTCGCAAGTCCCAGATTTCACCACTACGAACTCGGTCCATCAACTCCGTCATTGAATTGATGCGAAGACGACGTTCCATCTCCAACCTGTGCTCAGTCTTTGCGCGTTCGAGCTCTAGCATCTCACGGCGAATGCGGTTCTCTTCGTGAAGGCGCTGCGCCAGACCGAACTTGCTGGTGCGCTGCCGTGAGATGTTCTCTGCCAGGAGTTCCATCATAGCATTCATCGACCCGCCGCCACTGCCGCCGCCGCCGCCGACCAAACCACCAGCGCCGACAGGATACCGCTCTGGAAGAGGCGAACCACGCAACTGGATAATGGGTGCCTTTGCAGCAGCCAGAGAATACACCGTGTGAATCCTACACTTGTAGTCGCCAAGTGAAGCAATAGCGTTCTGGACCTTACCTGTGCTAGGTGCAGCAGTGCTACGCATATACTTCTGTGGACAGTATCGGCTCTCTAGTGTGCGGACAATCAAGTCTCGGTTACCACTCATCTTGAGGACACTGAACACAGAACCCACGAATTGATGGTATGCTGTCATAGTCACCTCGCCGTCTGCTTCGTCAATCGCAAGCTTTTCCCCCAGGATAGCATTGCCGATGATTTCCATCTTCTGAGAGGCAGGAATAATCTTCCACTCGCGGAATGGAGCGTATGTAGGAGAACCCCTGCGAAGCATCTTCTTAAGAATGCTATTGAACCATCGAACACCGTGGTTAAGACGAGAGGCGTATGTAGCGCTAGGCAGGATATCCTCCTGGAGCACCTTAAGTGAATCACGAATGGAACGCAGGTCATTCTGGGTGAGCGGCGCGAGTAGGTCATTGATGAGCGGAGTGTATTTGTCGAGTGCTCGCTGAGCCATATAGACCTTGTCGTTGAACTCATCACCACACGTCTCACCTGAGTAGCTGTAATGCTGAAAGGTCTCGCCAAAGAACTGGTGACTACGGTCTGTCTCAGTGGTTACACCGACGTAAGAGCGGAGAGTGGCGTGAGCAGGTTCGCTGTCAGTCTTAGGTTCGTAACTCGGGTGAGGCAACACTCGCAACTCGAACTTGTATTCGGCGCTGGATGGATTTGACTGGACCTCGCAGAAGAACTTGTTGAGAGCGACGTAAATAGCTCCCTGGTTTGGTGTGCTACTCGAATAGACACGCTGACAAAACCCACCGGTGTGAGTGTTGGTGCCTACCATCCGCATCAAGAGAGCTGCGTTCTTGTTACAGTGAGAACAGTTGAATTCACCACGCACCAACCGTCGAACCTTGCTACTGAAAAGTCCCTTGTCGAGAACGCCTACGAACTTGATACCACCTGGTGCCGAGAATGGTTCCAACTCCATAGCATGCTTGACGTAACTATCAAACTGCTGAACGAGTGCTGTCCTGATGCGACGCAATGGAGTAGCGCCCACAACGCTAATGCCACCGCAACCGCCACCACAACTTCCTCCACCTCCACCAACGCTAGGAGTGTAGTCGGGTGGAGAGAACTGAGTCGCGAAAAGAGTGCTAGTGCCAGAACGGAGAGTGGGCATTTTTGATTGTTGTTGTTTGCTGAGTATTCAGTAAGGAGTTTACCTACTCTAGACTGGCAAATCAAAAATCAATTTTGTAGGTGACTAGTCTCATCCAGTCTAGTCTCGTTAAAATAAATAAAAACAAAAATGAGTTAGTTAACAGAATTTCTAGAATGACTAATTGAATAAGGCACAGGGATACTTAACAGTTGTGTGGTCAAATGGCAAACGATGACTAAACTCTTCAGCTTCGAGGAACATATCTGTCATAACATAGGCCTTATCAAACTGCCAGTTGTCTAGTGACTGATTAAAAACCCGAGCGTCCTTAAATACTTCACGCATCATTGCCACCCGACTAGTATCAAGTTCAACTGGCGAGTTAAAATTTATGGCACCACAAAACATTTCATCCATTTGATTAAGTTTTGGTGACCGTGAAACAATAGGATGATTAAATGATACTGCCAGTTTAAACATTCTGTTAACGCTTAGGGCATTTGATAAGTCCCAATTTACAGGTTGATTAAAACACCTAGCACCTCTAAATACTGAATCAAACATTTTCACACGACTAGTATTAAAAGGCACTGGTTGATTAAAACTAACAGCGCCTTGAAACATATTGGATATTTTCAATAAATTAGGAGTGTCCCAATTTACAGGTTGATTGAATTTTTTGGCACCACGAAACATTGAGTCAAGCGACTTCACTTTCGACATATTAAAATTTACAGGTTGGTTAAATTTAGTAGTTTCAGCAAACATACTAGGACAATGCTCTAGACTACTGGTATCAAAATCCAAGGGACTATTGAATTCCTTACACCTAAAAAACATAGCATCCATTCTATTAACATTACTAGTGTTCCATTTCAACCCTTGATTAAATTCACTGGCACATTGAAACATAAACTGCATATTAATACCGCTACGCGTATTCCAATTCAAACTCTGATTAAAATTAACGGCATTTGAAAATACACTTTGAAAGTCCAATACATTGCTAACATTCCAGAGTAGGGGCAAGTTTAATTTATCGCAACTTTTGAAGATGTCTCTTAGGCAAGTAACATCACTAGTTTCGAGGAAAGATATATTTTCTATCATAGCAGCTTTCTGTTTACGGGAAGCCTTTTTAATACTAATTACTTCATCTGGTTCGCTGTCGTCTCTAATCTCATATTCATAATCATAGTCATATTCATAGTCATATTCATCGTCATAATCACTATTATAATTGGTGCTATGTAGGTAAAGCACACGGAAACAATCACAACCATTACAACTTCCAGTAACAACTTTTAGAGGGGGATTAACCTTAATTTTTTTCAAGTCGCTAATGAATGCAACGTCAATTTCCTGCTGTAGTTCTTTCAAATATTTGTCATCAACCTTGTAACTAGCAGTATTATTAATTATAGAAATCACCTCTCGTGAAAGGGCGAACCTAACAGGTTCCATAAGGCAAATGAGGTCTTGCCATCCAGGGTGAATAGGTTCAATGGGTTCATAAGTTTCCTGAGTGCTAGTAAGGTGTCCCAAATTATACCTCATGTGACTGAATACTCTGAACTTTGTATCATAACTATTTTTATTGAGTAGGTAACCAATGAGAAAGGCTATACCACGCTCCAAGTGAGGGGCATCCAGAAAATTAGCAGTTTTAAAAGCACCTATTATACCTTCAATACCTATTTTTTTGTGGATAGCGTCTAGTCTCCATTTAAATTCCGGTTCTTTGTTATTACAATTTACATAATCAGTCAAGAAGTATTCATAGAAATGTTCTATAAAATCCAGGAACTGCTTATATTTTACAAGTAATTTACCATTATCTCTAACGGGAGCTACCAATAAAATATCGGCAAACTCTTTTGTAATGTAATCCAAATTAGCAATACAGTCGATATCAACGGTTACTGGAATAGGTTCATCGCTAGAGCCAGAGCCATAGCCACCACCAGTGTCTTCCAACATAAGTTTAATGACATTACATTGTTTTACGAAGTCACACGAAACTTCGCGAGAGAAACCAGTTTCGATGTTTTGAATGATGGGCATTCTAAGTAATTTAATACTGGAGTTTCTTATATAAAAAAAATAAATGAGTAATCAATTTTAAATACTGTGTAACTAGTCAACTTCTTCTATATTTCTATTTCCATTATCATTTATTTCATTAATGATGTTAGTATTATCAAAGTTCTCTAGAATATAGTTTTGTATTGAGAAGATATCAGTAATATTACTATTAATAATATTATTATTGTTTTCATTAATATTCTGTAAATTGTTATCATTATCGAGATTATTTAGAATATCATCTATATCTGGGTCTATTTCAAGATTATGGACTACATCATTTAGGTATGACCTAATATCGTTGGTAATAAAGTCTTGTAAAGCGTCACCAAAGTCTCTATGTGCTATATCTGCCAATTCTCGCTGAAGCATTTCGTGTGTTGGTCTATCTATTGACTGATTTCCTCCAGTAAATACTTGATTGAACAATAAGGCAACGTCATTCCATACCATATGACGAGCATGAGTCAAAGTAGTTGATGTGGAATGGGTTAGGTGGTCTATAACACTATCTACCTCTATAAGGTGCATTGTTCTGTTTTGATTATAAACGCGAGGATTTCTACCTATACCTCCTATTTCTCTTGTTTCATTTGCAGATGTAAGAATATTAATAGGACGACTAGGTAATTCAATACCAACTTCTGCCCTACACAATGGACAGCCATCTGCGTATTCTACATTGCTAAGAATACAACTCGCACAAAACTGATGACCACAATGTGTCGTGAATTGATTCTTCCCATTCATAGTTTCTAAGCATACAGGACAGGGATTTATTACTTCTGTTTCTGTTTCTGTTTCAACCTGACTTGTCATTCAAGCAATTAGTATTGTTAATACAATTCACTTTAAATCAATTTTGTATATACCTAAAAAATAAAATATAGTATTTTTTATTATGAGTGACAATAATCCCCTTTTGAACTTATCACCCATCGATGGAAGATACCGTAACAAGACACGTAGACTATCAAATTACTTTTCAGAATTTGCCCTATTCCAATATAGAGTAGAGGTAGAAGTAAAATATTTTATTTTCCTGTTTGAAAAAGTAACAGGTCAAAAATTACCATATGCCACATTTGACGAATTAAAAAATATTTATAAAAATTTCAATTTAATAGAATGTGAGAAGATACGCGAGATTGAACGCAAGACTCGCCATGATGTAAAGGCAGTTGAATACTACCTCGCTGAACGATTTAAACTAATAGGAATTTACACAAAGAGTTACTTAATTCATTTTGGACTCACAAGTCAAGACATCAATAACACTAGTGTTACAATGAGTATAAAAGATTTTATGACACAAGAATTTATTCCTAGTATTAGAGATTTATTAGCAGACCTCAACGAGAAATCACAGTTCTGGCGTAGTGCTGTTATGATGAGTCGCACGCATGGACAACCAGCAGTGCCAACTACAATGGGCAAAGAGTTTCGCGTATTTCATTATCGTATAGAGAAACAATTGCGTCTCTTGGAAAACGTAGAATACTATGGGAAGTTTGGTGGTGCCGTAGGTAACCTCAACGCTCATTGCCTCGCTTATCCTGATATAGACTGGACACGAGAGTTAGACACTTTTGTAAATGAGTGTCTTGGACTCACTCGTGAGCGTTATACTAGTCAAATTGACAATTATGAAAATCTAGCTGTTATTTTTGATAATACTAGACGCATTAACACTATACTAGTGGATATGGCACGTGACATTTGGCAATACATTTCAATGGACTACTTAGTTCAAGAATTTAACCCAGATGAAACAGGTAGTTCAACTATGCCACAGAAGATTAACCCCATTGATTTTGAAAACGCTGAAGGTAATCTTATGATTGCCAGTAGTCTTTTAGATTTTATGAGTAACAAATTACCAATTTCAAGACTTCAGCGTGACTTAACAGATAGCACTGTCCTTAGAAACCTGGGGACTATTTTTGGACACATCACTATTGCTATATCAGGATTACGTAATGGACTAGGAAAAATTAACATTAATCCTGTTAAGTTACACGAAGACTTGGATAATCACATTGAAGTTATTACTGAAGGCGTTCAAACACTACTTAGACGTGAAGGTTTCCTTGATGCCTATGAAAAATTAAAAGGACTATCACGTAACAATGAGCGACTTTCATACTCACGTCTCCACGAGTTCATTCAAACATTAGACATTAGTGAAGAAACTAAACAGCAATTGTATAGTCTCACTCCCTTTAATTATGTAGGAGTTCTTCACGAAGAAATAAATTCAAATTAGTTAATTCTAATTCTAAATCATTTCTCTGTTTATTTTAAATGCCAGTATCTAAAAAGACACTAGTTAGAAATTCAAAAAGAAATTCAAAGACTAAGAAGAAGGCACCACAGTTTCTTTTTAACCCAAAAGACCCTAAACGTAGTTTTGATGTTTATATAGACAAAGACCCTAGTGACACAATACCTATTAAATACTCTACAGTAGAAGACGTAGAGGAAACAATAGAAAAACTCGAAGAATTATACAAAAATGGGAAATATCCACATAAAAGAATATGGCAGGTGGGTATGATACTCAAAGTAAGACTAGGCGTATTCTATAAATACCGCAAGACTAAGTATCCCAATGCCAAAAATATTCCCGCCAGATTTAAATTAGCAGAACGTTATTTTAAATTTCTTAGTAATAGGACTAAAGCAAAAACAGACAGTGAGCGTAAGGCAATGACATTTAAGTTTTAAAAGGATTAAGAATATCCATACGCCCTTAAAATACTTTCAATAACATTACCAGCATTCTCCGTATTAACAGCGTTACCTGCCTGTTTGTATGTAGCGCGGTCATCGGCACTCATAATGAAATCATCGGGGAAACTCTGTAGTCGCAGGCACTCGCGGGGTGTAATGTATCTACGCTCGGAGGCATAAATTGGTATTTGTGAAATGGCAACTAGTGTAGGGAAGTATTCACGTCGACGCACTCTTATTCCACTCTGTCTTATCTGTATAAAATAATTGAATATTGAATCATTAGGTTTTTTGAGACCAACCTGCCATTCCAATTTACAATATACCTCTCTCTTTGAAAGAACTTCCTTGTGACGTTCATACCAGGCGTCCCAGTGTGGTTTATATTTAATATATAGTGGACGGTTCTTTTCAATGTAGTCTCGCCTCCAATCTGCGAGTGCTGAGTATTCTTCTTGCGTATATTTTTTATAAAACTCATTTACCAATATGGTAGGTGATAGTCGTTCATCCTCCTGAAAAATAGCAATCATTTCATCCCACGCCTCTAAAACACTATTCAACTCCGCACTAATTTTATATTGCTCACAATTCTCGCTAGGGTCTAGGTAACTTTCAAAATCCAATACAGCACCGGGTTGTCTAATGAGTGGGGTATCGCTTCCATTATAAAGGTCATTTCTAACACAGGCGAAGTAAATACGTTCGCGCTGTTGTGGAACTCCATATTCGTGTGGTGACATGCGGAATATTTGTAGGTTGTAACCTGAGTGGGCTAACTTACCACGAATGTATTCAAATACTTCACCTCCACCTACTTTGAGAATATGCTTTACATTTTCCAGGAACATAAATTTGGGTCGCTTGGCAACGGCAAGTCTAATAATCTCATCGAATAGTAATCCACGGTCGTCGTCTAGTGTCAGTTTCTTTCCTGCGTTAGAGAATGGTTGGCACGGAAACCCTCCACATATAATATCGAAATCAGGCATTTCACCAGGATTTAATTCACGAACATCAGTTTCGGGCACAATACCGAAATTTGCATGATAAACTTCACGACATCTTTTGTCGGTGTCACACGCAACCACACACTGGGCGCCTAGTCTTTTAAGAGCAACGTGAAAACCACCTATTCCACAAAAAAGGTCAATAAATTTTAAGTCTGAGAAATTGGGCATTTTATACTACTCTTGCCAGTTTTTTAAGCCGACAAAAATAAAAAATAAAATTGAATTATTCATAGAGATGCTAGAATGGACAAAAACAACCTAAGAATGGAAAACTATCTCGACTATGATGATTTTGGCGCTAACTCACGCGGTGGTGGTGGTTCCTCGAACTCGGGTGTAAAGTTGGGTAGGAAGCGGGGTGGTAAGTCAGGTTCGGCATCAAACGACACTGGAAGTGGAACTATTTATAACAGTAAGCATATTCGCATTGGAGAGGCGAAGCGTGGAAATGGCGCTAGCGATAATGGCGCCAAGGGTAAAGGTAAAAAGGGAAAAAATAAAAAGTGATTAATATAAATATTCTTCGTAACCTTTAGGACGAATGTTCTTGTAAACTACTTTCTCTGCTCTACTCATGGCATCATCCACGAACTTCTTCTGTGTAGTGCCCTGACCAGCGAAGGTTTCTCCATATACTGTAACTGTGCCTCTCCAAAGTCCTCCTACGAAGTGGCGTGATACTTCAACTGAAATATTGCGTTGTCTAAGATGGTTTAAAAGATTTGTTCCTCGTGCTCTAGTAGAAATCATTTTATAGTAGTTATAAATTTATTTTTTTTTTTAAATATTTATTTTGATTTATATTTATTTCTAGTTTTAATTTAAATGAAACCCATAGGTGATAAACCTGGAATACTCAATCTGTTATTAAGAACAAATTTGATTCTCGGATATGTTGCACTTTTAGTGATACCTTTAGTGTTATTTATGGTGCCAAAGTGGATGGCAAGATTAACCGCCAAATATTTCTTATTGATTTTCATTTTAATTCCTATTCATTGGAAGATATGTGGTTCGGGTTCCATCCTGCGTAGTGTTCTTGAGAAACTTGGAGAAGATTACACTGATGTTACTACAACTAGTGTTTTCTCTGAGAGATACTTGAGATGGTTTTATGAACCATTTATGAAATTTTTCAATCAACCCTGGAATTCAGATAACTTTGACCGTGTTGTTTCTATACACTCTGGAATAAATATAGTTATACTCTGGGTAGTGTGTTTTATTTACTTAAAACGAAATTAATATTTTTTTCTAATAAAAAATTACTTAGTTATGCTACGTAATTATACACAGGAAAAAGTGGGTGTGCGAGACTTCTATTCTAGTCTCTATCAAAATCAGTCATTAGAAAAATCACGTGCTTTAAGAGAAAAGTATTCAAAACTAGACCACGGAGTTATGAGTATGAATACGGCATTATCACTAATGGACACATTTATTGACCCCAGTGACCCCGACTTGGATATGCCAAATAGCATTCACGCCTATCAAACTGCCGAGAAAATACGTAAGCGATATCCACACGATAAACAAATGCAAATCACTGGTTTAATACACGACTTAGGCAAAGTATTATTTAATTTTAGGGAACCTAGTTATAATATTGTAGGTGACACATATGTTCTAGGTGCTGAAATACCCCAGTGTGTTCCTTATTATGATACTATACAAAATCCTAAAAAGTATGCTGAATATGGAGTATATAAACCACACTGTGGATTAGAAGCACTTACACTTAGTTATGGTCACGATGAATACTTGTATCAAGTGCTTATGGGCAATAAAGACAAGCACAACTTAGATAAAAAATATATGGACATAATTAGATTTCATAGTTTTTATCCCTGGCATACTGGAGGGGCATACAAGCACCTCTTGCTACCAGGTGACTCATACACACTTAGCAATGTAAAACGTTTTAATGAGTTTGACCTTTATTCTAAACCCGATAATCCTAATATTTCCGCCGCAGTTAAAAACTATTATAAAAAATTAATTACTGATTTTTTTCCTGGTGATTTGAATTGGTGACTTAGGGGACTTACGTTGATATCCTCAGTGGTTCTCCAATAAGCCTTGGACAATTGCGAACTGTAATGTTGTTGTTGTTGAAGTCGTAGTTTCCACTATTCACATTACTATTAATATAAGTAAAATAAGAGTTGATATTCCAAGAGTCTGGGTCTTCCAATGAGCCGTTTTCATATTCATTTTCATTCCTTGGGAGGTTATCTAGTTCCTCGCGTTCTCTAATTGCATCTCCGTCTCCATCGCTGTCGCTGTCGTCTTCTTCAATTTCGCTGTCGTCTTCTTCAATTTCGCTGTCGTCTTCTTCAATTTCGCTGTCGCTATCGCTGTCTTCTTCAACCACTACCACAGTATCCATAGCATCCACAGCATCTGGGTCACTCTGGAGTTGTCTGTTAGCGTTATCTGCGCACAGTTGGTGGTTATGAACGGCTTCCTCATCTCGACCATCAAAGTTGGTATCACAAACTTCACAGTAGTATTCCATATAAGTTTCTTCTTTTGGGATGAATGAGTAGTTAACCAAGAGCCGACCGTCGTAGTCAGCGCTTTCGCATTGGCGGTATGTCATACCAAAGAGCAGGAAGTAATCCTCGTGGTGGTTCATCACAAAGTTCTGGGTGGCAAACTCCCACACCTCTTCGAGTTCCTCTGTAATGGTAACAATAGGGTTTTCCATCTGTGTTTCAGTGGTAACCATGTTCTCTTGGAATACAACCTGAACTGTTTTACCAATGTGTTGCTCGATAAAATCTGGGATATCTTCTGCCACCTGTCCAGTGTAAATCTCTTGGTAGTAGACGTCAATGAACTCTGAAGTGTAAGTGCTAATGTGGTGAATAACGCGTTCCACTACAGTCACTCCGCCTTCAATGACATATGGCAAGGGGCAACCTCTTATACCGAAAGCGTTGGTGAGCACTTCACGAGTGCTGAAAACCTGGTCACTGACAAAGACTACACGAGTAGCGCCGTTGTCGTTCTCCTCCATCTCAATGAAGCGAACTGGGCGGAACTGTTCGTGGGAAGTTCCTTGGATCATTTTGTTGTATAGGTTGTTGTGTTTCTAGATGAGTGTCTAGTCTAGGATTTCCTATGAGAAATCAATTTTGTAGATTGGAATTCTTTCTACTGGCAACTCGAACAGTTAATTTTTTTTTCTTTGAATTTTTAGTTAATTTAATTCTACAACTAGATACTCTTATACCACCTTTAACATTACTTTCGTGTTCAATTTCACTAGCGTAACTTTTATCAGTATCAATCTGTAATTTACCAGCAGTAACTAGTTTTGTGAAGAATCTATCACTATAAACTAGTTGTTTCTGCTCGTTAAACCATTCCGCCATTTTATCAATATAATCTCGGGGAATATAAATCATAAAATTTCCCACTACATAGTCTATTTCACCTTTATTATAGAGAATTTTCTTATATCCTAACCAAGTAGGTTTCCTTAATTTCATAGACAAAAATTTTTTGAATGTGAAGTCAGCGTCTAAACAAAGGTCTCCTTCAACAATAAAAGCGCCTTGTAAATTTGGATTTTTATTTTTAAGAGTTACTATTCTAGGCATAGCAATATCGCGCATATGCTTAAAACCAGCGTGGTATGCTTTAACCTCATCTGGAACTACGTAGTCGTCAGCTAGAATAGGTAAAACGTGGAAACCTTGTTTTTCTGTATCATATACGCTTACTGGAACTTCTTCTGGTAATTTTTTATTATTTTTATTTTTAACATAGGTAACATAATGTATTGGATACTGACGAGCAGTCATACTTATAGTATATACTTAGGAAATAAAATTGAATTAATAATTTCTACTCTTAAGTAGAACAAATACTCAGTTACCCATTGAATAATAGAAATGGACGCAATTGCTTACACACTTCATAACATCCGTGACTTTATTAGTCTTATCCGTGAATGTAATACTATTCTTCGTGAAAAAAGGCATCCAGAAATGCCTATTGAATGGAAAACAGATGAACGTGGAAGACGTTCGCCAACTACACAAGGAGATATTCTTGTAAATAATAAAATTTGTGAATTTATTGCTCGCATTAACCGACTCATGTTGCGCAATGGATATCGTTACGTAATTGTAGCAGAAGAGAACTCACCAGAGAGTATGGAAGCAAGATTTGACAGTGACATAGATGGAATATGGTATGTAGATGGTTTGGATGGCACCAGTGATTATATTGACTTTGAGAATCCAGATGCCACATTTACTTGTGGAAATATTGGACTAGTAGTTCGTGAGCGTGACAGTAATGGGCAACTTTCTGGATTTCAACCAGTGTTTGGAATTTTCTCAGACACAATGCGAGACCATATCTATTGGGGACATAAATTCGCAGGAAGCTTCTCAGTTTCTGCTACTGGTGTAGAGTCTCGACTTCTTATGCGTAATCTTACTCGCGGTAGTGATTTCAAAGAGCGCCGTGGTTATAGAGTTGCTATTTCAGGAAAACACGGTAATAAGGCAACAACAGACTTTCTTAACGCGACATTTAAATATGGTTATAAAACACTATCAGGAGGAAGTAGTGTTAAGGTGGTAATGGTAACAGATGGTAGGGTAGATATGTATCCGCGTTTGGGACCCACTATGGAATGGGATATTTGTGCGGCACACGCAGTCCATCGTTTCGCTGGCGGAAGAATTGTGGAGTATGACCCCCTACTTATGCCATCACCGGAAAAAATGCAGGAATTGAAATATAATAAACCTAGTCTCTATAATCCACACTTCCTTGTAATTTAGATATTTTCACCAGAAAAAATCTAGTAACTTATTTTTTATTTTTTAAAATTGAAATGAATTTTATATTCACTAAAATTTATCATTAAAACTAACTACATAATATGCGTGTATTGAAACAGTTGTATAAGGTTCTTATGCCTATAGAAACCACAGCTCTAGGTAGGTGGAGAGTGCGCCATCAGCATAATGAGTGTGAGTATTATATTCATAATTTACATTGTGACCCAGGTTATTCGGTATCTATACTAGAATATAAGCGCGAACAATTGAAATCCCTGGAAACGCAAGTTTCGGATAAAGAATAACTAACCTATTTATCAAAATTTAATTTATTTTTGTTTTGAAACTCTCTAATAGATATGGAAATAATTTTATATTTACAGTTATCTAATTAATTTTATTACCATTATTATATGAAGAATAAATCATATAAAATTTTTAATTTAATTACACTTACTGTTATAATATTAATTTTTTTAGCAGTAATTTTATTTCGAAATAGTGAAAATTTTAAAAGTAATAAAAAAAACAAAGTTGTAATTATTTTACATACCGAAAAGAGTTATGCTTTTGCTAATAAAATTTGTAGTAGTATAGATGTTGACTGTAAAAAAACTACAACTACAGAATTAAAAAATACAATAACAAAACTTAAAAATAAAAATATAGTTGTTCATCCAAGAACTGCTACTCCTTTTGATACAGATTGGATAAATTATTTAAAAATGTTGGAAAATAATAACGTTAAAGTAATTAATCCACCAAGATTGTTACAACTGACTTCTAATAAATTAGAATGTTCATTTGTTTTATATAATTCTGGAATAAATCATCCTAAAACTTGGGAAGGGAAAAAAGACAAAAAAACTGTACTATTAATATTAAAACTTTTAAAAAAACATAAATATTTAATAATTAAACCATCAAATTCCATATCACAAGGAGCTTATGTTGAAAAACTTAATCAAAAAATGAATTTTAGCGAGGTTCATAACAAAATCAAAAATATACCCAGTGACCCATTTGTAATACAAGAATACATAGATTACGTATCACTATATAGGGTAATTGTAATTAATGGAAAAGCATTACCTTATAGTTTTATTGATAAACCAACAAAAGATAATTGGAAGGTTTCAGTGTGCTTAAATAAAACAAGAATGAAGTTTGTAGCCAATCCACCTAAAAAAATTTTAAAATTAGGTGAAAAGACACAACGTATTTTAAATAATTATATTAAAAGTCCATATAAGGGCATACATTTTATTGATATATTTGAAACACGTAATAAACAATTTACAATATCTGAAATAAATACTGCTTGTAGTTTATTTATACATGAGAAATTAGCAAAAGATGCGGGTCATCCAGATTGGGAAATTTCAAAACATATAGCAAATTACTTTAATAATTTGTAATTCTAAACGCCAGTTTCGGATAAAGAATAACTAACCTATTTATCAAAATTGAATTTATTTTCTTTTCCAAAAGTTCTTAGCAGAACAGAAGAAATGCCCAGTGAACAAAAACGAATTCAACTTGGACTGTGTTGTCTCAATACCACTCTACGTGACCTTAAACCTAGTGTATATTGCTCGCGCACTATTATTCAACGCGTCATTCAAGAAAAGGGTATTGAGGAACTCAAAGCACGTGCCCTACAAAACTGTAAGGACCTAATTCCACTTATTGAATGGAATGAGCAGAATGGTATTCGTGTTTTTCGACTTTCAAGCGAGATTTTTCCACACAAGTGTAATGAAAATGTTCCTGATTACACACTAGACTTCGCAGATGCCGAGTTGAAAGCCGCAGGAGCATTGGCGCGTAAATATGGTCACCGACTCACGTTTCATCCAGGACAATACAATGTGTTGGGAACCTCAGACCCGAAGAAACTTGAACGCACAATTGCCGACTTGGATTGGCACGCCGAGGTATTGGACCGAATGGAGATGCCCCCTGAATCAGTTATGGTTATTCACGGAGGTGGAACCTATGGTTACAAAGAAGCGACAAAGAAGAGATGGAGTGAAAACTACAAGAAACTTCCGGAACACATTCGTAGGAGACTAGTCTTGGAAAATTGCGAACGTAGTTTTTCGGTTCAAGATTGCCTCGATATTTCGAAAATGTGTGGGGTGCCAGTTGTGCTGGATACTCACCACTTCTATTGTTATAGTGAAATCAATAAAACTGACCCACAGGAACCATTGGAGTATTACATTCCACAGGTTTTGGAAACTTGGGGCGATATCAAACCTAAGTTCCACGTGTCTGAGCAGGGAACAGGGAAAATAGGTCACCACTCTGATTTCATTGAGGAAATTCCAGATGAACTCTTGGAAATTCCTGAGTTGTATGACGTAGACATCGATATTATGATTGAGGCAAAACGAAAGGAACTTGCTATTTTCAAGTTGTATTCTAAATACCCTGAGATGAATTGTTACGTTAAATAGGAATAGGTATAATTAAAATTGAATTTATTTTTTATTCCCAGACATACTAGTAAAATCAGTAATGGCACAGGCATTCGATAACGTATTTGGGATTACAGTATATTGCGAGAAACATGGACAAGGTGCGATTGTATTGAACATACCTACTCTTCAACCTAGCGGGCTTCCACACGACAATAAGTTTCATATTAAAGGACGCCACGTATTGTTTAATTGCTTTGATGGTGATAAGATATGTTGTAATAATGGCACCTGTTGTTGGGAACATCACGGTAAGGCTAAACTAGATAGTAATGTATTGAATTTCACTAGTCTTACAAATCGGTGTTATGATGACTTTTGTGACGGTTGGAAGATTGATTATTTCAAAAAAAATATTTACGACCAGTTTGGTAATGACCTATCAGATTACAATTTTGTTGTGTGTCATTGTGATGAAATTACTAGTGAAGTATGAATGAATGAATGAATGAATGAATAAATAATCGATGGATATTTATATGAACTTGAATATTATTAAAACAGATTATAAGGAATTATTGGAAAAAATATTGGATCACGAGTTGTATCGTGGAATAAATTTTTTTTTAATGCAACAAGAGTTAGTCCTCAACAAAACAGTGTTTCCTCCATCTAAAGAGAGGTTCAATGCATTCAACTGGTTTAATATACGTGACACTCGTGTTATAATTGTAGGGCAGGACCCATATCACGGAGAAGGACAGGCAAATGGTCTCAGTTTCAGTGTAAAAACTGGACAAAAGATTCCACCAAGTCTTCGTAATATATTCCGCGAGATATCCAATGAATATCCGGATTTTGATTATACAACCCATAAAGATGGTAATCTTGAATATCTAGCACGCCAGGGAATACTACTCTTGAATACCAGTTTAACTGTGGAAAAGGGAAAACCAAACTCACACGCCAAGGCTTGGCGTGGTTTCACACGAGACCTTATCCAGAGTATTTTATATGAAACAGGTAGTGGTGTAGTGTTACTACTCTGGGGTAGGAATGCCAGTGATACTGTGAAGGGATTAAAAACAAATGGGCATCATATTTTGCGCGCCACACATCCTAGTCCTTTGGGTGCTAATAAGGGAGGTTGGTTTCAATGTAACCACTTCCGGAAAACTAATGAATATTTAGCTACCAAGGGAAAACCAGAAATAATGTGGATACCGTGGTAAATATTTTCTGTGTTTTATTTATATATAGAGAAATGGAAGCTTTAACCCCGGAACAAATAGCAGATTTAACCCCGGAACAAATAGCAGCTTTAACACCGGCAGATATAGCAGATTTTACACAGGACGAAATACAAGCTTTAACACAGGACCAAATACAAGCTTTAACATCGGAACAAGTAGCAGCTTTACCGGCACTAATAGCAGCTTTAACACCGGCACAAATAGCAACTTTAAAACAGGCACAAATAGCAGCTTTAACACAGGACGAAATAGCAGCTTTAACAACAGAACAAATAAGAGCTCTACCTAAAGAAAGTTTGTTAGCATTTACTCCGGAACAAAAACAATTTTTTACACCCGAAAACAAACCTGACTTTCAAGCAAGAGTTGTAGCTGAGTTAAATGACATTCATACAAAATTAAACAATTTTTTAGAAAATCCAGGAGAAAATCCAGGAGAAATGCCTATAACAAATAATGACATAAGTGATTATTTAAATATTGTATACTTAAGAGGTGGATTACAAACAACGCTTAATATTGATAAATTTATGGAAAGTTTTGAACCTGGTGTAGTTACTTCAGGTGATACATCAACATTTTGTGCTAATTTATTTGGATTTCGAAGTCAATTATATAGAAAATTATTAACAAGAACAGAAGATAACCCTAGACAATGTAAGGCAGCTGGTTATGGTAAATCTGTAGGAGTTAAATGTATTTGGTGTGGGGAATGGATATTAGATTTTCCCGAATGTGAGCACGCTTTACCTATTTTAATGGCCGCATCACTTTTAGGATTCTCAACAGCAAATGCTGATGAAATAGAAAAAATATTAGAATATGGAAGTTCACATAGATTGTGTAACCAAGTTAAGAATGCGATTGCACTTTTAAAATGGAACTCAGCAAGACCAAGACCCAGTTGGGAAATTGACTGGCGTAACGTTCGCCAAATGTATAATGATATTGTTATAAACTGTATAAGTGATGGATTTCCTAATACTAGAATGAGATATGGATTATTTAATGATGGAACACCAAATTTATTATCAGATAATATTCAAAATGCTACTAACCCAGGTTACCAAAGTTGGTCTATTACACGAGGTGATGATGGTAGAGATTATGACACAGTAAATAGAATTCTAATTAGACTAACACAGTGTAATGATTTAAGTAATGACGGTTTCCATAGAAATAGAAATCATATTCAGACTGCGTGTAGAACAATAGCAGACCGAATAATGGTAACGCCAGCGGTTTCTCAATATAATCATGCTGGTTTTCAAGTAGCAGGAAGTAGAAAAAAAAAATCTAAAAAGAAAAAACAAAAAGGAGGAGCTTTTAACCCGTTACAAATACAAGACCCACCTTTAGATAATTCAGCAGATCTTAGGACTTATTTATCCCAAGGTCCTGATGATACTACGAATGCTTGGGGTGATAATAGTGTAGCAGATAAAAATGCTGACCTTTATTTTTTGGCAAGATTAGTAGCTATAAGAGATCATCTTAATAATGTAAATACAGCTATGAATGGAGATATGGATAAAATAAGAATGTATATGATTTGTAAAATTGTTCTAGGACCGGATGTTGATATGTTAATTAAAGATCTTGGTGGAGCATCACCACCTGATCCTGATGATGATTATAATATGTTAATGAAGGAAAGAGAATCATTAATGAAGGAAATAAAAAAGGCTATATTAGATTATAAAAAGTTAGGACCAGAAAATTTACTTGGATTAAGGAGTAGGGGAAGGGTAAGAATTACTGGGAAAAAAAATCAAATTATACGAACTAATATCAATTATGGTGAGTTAAAACAATTGATTGAAACCGAAGTAGATGCTCATAATCTAAGGGTAGATGAGTTTGAAGCTCCACCACTACCTAAGTTACGTGATGATTGTAAAATAGATATTGATCATGAAACTAGAGTAACTGGAAAATTACCAAAATTTATTGATTGGGATGAAGAAAAAAAACAATATAAAAGTCTTATGGCTAATGCCTTTCCAGATTGGTTAGATATTAGTCCTGAACAAGGCGGAGGTGCTGGAAAAAGAGGGTCGGATGGTCAGCTGAAAGATGACCCGGAAGATGATGGAGAAGATGAGTCGGAAGATGATGGAGAAGGTGATGGTGGAGATGATGAACGCACCCCCGGAAAGATACAAAAGCATAATACAAATGAATTGTTTGTAGAAGATACAGAAAATCCATGGTTAAATTCTCCAAAACGGTATATACCAAATTTACGAGATTTACCAGAAATAATTTATACAAAACCCGAAGGTTATAAAAAATTATTTTCCGACAGTCAAGCTGAAGATTTTGCGCTTAATGTATTAAAACCATTAATAAATAACTATGCTCCTGAAGAATATGAAAGTTATCAAGAAAATAATGATAATGATTATCCTGCCTATTCATTGTTTAAATATTTGTTACTTCCTTCTAATGAAAATGAAGTATTTGCTGATTTAGGAACTATAATAAATAAATTAGCAGAAGCACGAGAAGAAGCACGAGAAATAGAAACATCCTTTTCAGCTGTGTTTGGTGCTGGAGGAGAAGAATATAGTGCTAGACTAAAACAACAACAACTACTACCACTACCACTACCACTACCACTACCAGATACAAGAAAAAGGAGAAGTGGAGGAAATGAAGAAGTTTCTACATCAAAAGGACCAAAAGGACCAAAAGGAGCAAGAATTGGTGAAATTAAACAACAATTTCAAATTCCAAATCAATTTCAAATAGGTGCTATGGGTGGTTCTCGTAAGAAAACCAGTAAAAAAGCAAAGAAAAAGAAACCACAGGAAAATAAAAAGTCCAAGAAACTCAACAAGCGTAAAAATTGATTTATTTAATTTTCTATCTACTTAATCATTAGTAACATCTAATTGTTATGATCCAAGTTAAAACAGAAGGCACTCCAGCGCTCTTCTATCACCAACCGAATTTTCTCCCCGAGGGACTACGGCACCGCATACTAGAATATTTGAATGCCACTGAGTTCCGTGGTGGTGAGAATGCCAATGGTAAAGATATTCCTAGGCGTCAGTTGTGGTTTCAACGCGGTAATGGTTATTTCTGTGAACAATGGCACAATAGGTATCCTAGATGGCAGTCAAACGAGTATTCTGGAGAACTAGACGAGTTAGAGAAATACGTTCAAGAAAAACTCAAGTTTCTACTCGGAGACACAAATGTAAAAATTCCAACGTTGAATAGTATGCTCATCAATAAGTATCGTGATGGTAGTGATTCCATTCGTCCTCATCGTGATTCAGCGATTAGTTTCGGTGAAGAACCCACTATTGTGGTTATTTCCCTAGGGTCACCTCGTGACCTAGTGTTCAAGAAAGTTAAGACATCGTCCACAGATATTGACACTGATTATCCCCAAGAGTTCGAGTTCAAGATGACCAATAATTCATTGTTCATTATGGCAGGTGGAAGTCAAAGGTATTATACACACGAAATCCCTAAATCTATTGAATCAGGCGAACGTTATTCGATTACAATGCGAGAGTATATCCCCCATTAATAGTTTCATTTTCAAAATTGATTTCAGTTACTCATTTTTTTTTCATATAAAAATCCCAGTTTATACTAAGAAATCAAAAATGCCAGTCAGCACTCGTTCATCACTCGCCCGTCGTATTCAAGATATTATTGAAAGAGGAAGTTTTAGTCGCGAAGGACATGATAGCACTCGCCAACCCTTCTTCGCAGGAGACCAAGAAAACCCATCAGTTCCGAGGAACACAATGACACGAGACCAGCGTGATAACCTTAAGAAACTTATTCGAGAAGTTCCATTTGACACCAACTTCCTCCAGTTTTACGAAACCTTCTGCACAGAGGTAGCAGATGCTAGCACCGAGTTCTATTACAACCGTTACTGGACATTCATGTCGTTGTATCGTGTTATGGAACAACTCAAGCATTACCGTGACAATGGACAGCGAGACCTCATCGACCTAGGGTTCACCTATGGTGGAATGGGTCACATTATGAAGTTCAGTTATATTCCTAGCACTCAGACCTATGTATTCCTTATGGATGGAGGAAGTAGTGGTTGGGACCGCGAGGCACATTTCCGTGGAAGTTCCAACTTCGCTCCTGGTGATAACACAGTCCATCACACATTCGACGAACTCATCGACATTTTCAACGATGAAGACCTCGATTACTTCTCGCTTCCAGTAACCCCATACAATTAAAAACTTTAAAATTAATAAATCAAAAAGTAACTTATTTTTTTATTACTAGGTTCCTAAGCAATAGAAGTAAATAAAATTGATTTCTCAATTCATTCTAATCCGCAGAATACAATCCAGTCTAGAACTTGAAACAGAAACAAAATGCCACTCGATACTTCCAACGGTGTAATTGACGCTATTAGCGACGGTTATAGTATCAAGACTATTTACCGGGCCGACGAGACCGCTCCACAGGAGGACCAGACTACGCGACTTCATCCTCGCTTGAGCAACAAGACTATTTACCATCCAGCAAACAAGGACTTTATTCGCGAGTATTGTGACGCCTTTGGTGTTATCAACGAGCAGGGACTAGTTAAGATGACCTTCATTGACGGCGAGACTCATATTAAGTATATCGCAGTAGAGGCTACACTGGTAAAGCGCAAGCGTATTCGCGATAAGTTTTTCGACGATTGAAGTATTATAAATTATTTAAGAGTATAAGTAATATATTTTTTATTATGTTCAAGTATTGTGATGGTAGTGACGTGTATTCTAAATATTCAAAAGAGTATGCTAGACATTCAAGAGGAGCTGTGATATTGGCACCACCTGCTAGTGGAAAAACAACGTATATTAGAGCGCAAGCACCAGATAACAAAAATTGGATAGACTCAGATGATTTATTCGCTGACTTAGGTGCCGATTGGCATTATCAGGAAAGAATTGGAGACAACGTGCGGTTAAACTACACTAGATGTGACTATCTTCATAGTCAGAGTAAATGTTATGGTTTTCGTATTTTAGGATGCCTATTTTATGACTATACTCCCGACGCAATTGTAGTATTGCCTATTGAAACGCATCAAAAATATCTCGCGACAAGACCTGACCTAAATTATAATGTAGTAATGGAAGTTCGCAAGGCATTAATTAGTAAGTCAAAGCATGAAAATATTCCATTATTCGATAATATTCAAGAGGCTGTAGATTATATTTCTGTAATACTGGACTAACCTGTAAAATTGATTTAAATACTTAGACCAGATTCATCAGTAATACTCCCGAATTATCAAGAAGAAATGCCAGTAACAACCCGAGGACAACTCAACCGTTTGCGCGACCAAGCCGCATTTGATTTTAGTGTATCAATTTGGAACACTGAACTAACTGTTCACGTAAATGACCGCACACCATATACTAGAACAGGTAATCCAAGTATATATTCCTGTGTTTCTATCGCGAAATCAGCATATTCCAAGTATTTAAATTATCCTTGTAATGGTTTCCCTAAATCTTTTGAAGGGTTTTTCGACTTTCTAGATAATCAAGACCTAAAAAAAATAAGGAATGCTAATCTTCCACGTGAACTTCTCTATATGTATTATTCCTGGGAATGTGAAGGTCTCAGTTCAAAATTCTATCACATTAAATGGCGTAGTTGGAAGTTTCTATCAATCATTCAAATCCTAGATACTATTGAGCATTACCGAAGGAATGGACAGCACGACTTAGTAGATATTGCATTTTGGAAAGAGCAAAATTGTTATTATATATTTAAATTGTGTTACATTCCATCACGAGACAAGTTCGTAGTCCTACAGGACCTTCGTGACCGGATTGATACTGTGTTTGCTCCAGCGAATTATACTTTTACACCGGACCTACTCAAAGACAACCAGATGTTTGACTATTACGAAGCTTTTCAGGAAGGTGGGATTTTCAACACTAAGAAACCCAATCCTCTGGCGAATGACGTCTTCTTCTATCGTTACAACCTATTGCGAGATGATGAAATGATGACACATCGACCCAATCCAGCACCACGTAGATACACTATTAACACACTTCCCGCTTATTAAATATCCTAAATAATTATGGTAACCTATTTTTATATTTATAGTCTAGTGTAGGAGCAAAATTGATTCTAACCTAGCATATATCATTTTTATTAATTCCATACTCGAACACAACACAACACAAACAAGAATGTCCATCTCAGTTTCGCATTTGACAAAGAAAGGATACACATCTGCTGGCAGGATAAAAATAGAAGGAAAACCCCGTGGAACCGGAGAAGGAACAACAGGATTAACTTTGGAACTACTCAGAGAAGCTTTTAAACATTATGAACTACACCGTAAATACTGTGATATGGACTACAAACTACCAGAAACCTGTAAGGATTATTTTATCAAGCACAACGAAGATACCACAAAGTATGATTTAATCTTTGCTGGAAAAGAGGTCAATAGTACATATGTAAAAGGAGCTTTTCGAGACAGGGAAACAAACAGAATAGTTCTCAGGAGTGCCACCTTTCATAATCCTGAGGAACCGGATACACGAACATCTTATACTTCTCTCGACCCTCATTGGAAGGTTAAGACAGGTCTCTTCACAGCTGACATTAGTTTTTGGGAAAAGTTGAGTGACTATGTGAATCAAAATTAGATTTATATACATAAAAATCCAGTTTACATTATTCATTATTCAAAACAAAATAAAAAAATAAAACAAAATAGTCCCCAATATTTTTTATATTATAGTCTAGTCTAAGAGTAAAATTGATTAGTTGAATTTAATATTTTTTATTATTAGACCAATCCTATAATTGAAACAAATGGACCTCATCAAACTCGCAATTTTTAATGGAGAAGACCGCCGATTAGTAATGGGCAATTTAAATGAAACATCCGACTGGTATTTGGCAGTTCAAGTATTGAAACCTAATTTCTATATACCTATTGGAGTAGCCGAATGGGAGATTAAAACTCATATCACCATTCCTGGTGCTTTCAAAGAAGTTGAACGTTATTACCGACGTCGTAATGGTGGCATTGGTTGGCAGGAAGCAAATAAAGATTATTTGAAAGAACTAATTAAGCATTCAACTAATTTTCAACTGTTCTTACCATACATTGTTGGTTTCCGTGACATTTTTGGATGTCAGATACCACGTGACACATTGGTTTTCATAAAAGAAGTTCCCTACAAGGTGCTTAGGTTTTGTGCTGGAGAATACATGCTTGAACAGGATAACACACAAGCAGAAACTCGAGAAACAATTTCACTTTCGCCAGAAGAATTAGAAGAGGCAGTGTTTTCTACCAGGCAGAGCGAACTTCAAGAAATTTATAAACGAAGATAGACTGGGTCCATTCGTCCAGTCTAGGAGCAAAATTGATTTCAAGAAAGTTACATTGTTTCTAGATAATTCCAACCTCGAACTCGAACACAGCACAAACCGAAAGCACACACTCCCCCGAAACAAACCACAGCAAAGATGTCCGCCTCCACCACAGACTTTACAGCTCCTACCCCTGTCCCCCCTGCCCCCTCTTCCCCCTTGGACTTCGAGGTCATCCGCCAGAAGCGCCTCCAGAAGTTCCTCGTGAACTGCGCCAGGGCTGGTGAGAAGACCCCACTCCCCCTCGACGCCACAAAGCAAAGCAACGCCACCTTCGACACGATGATGGAGGTTGCTGTCGAGTGCGAGACCATCGGCATCCCCACTCCTGACCGTCCCTACGTCACTGCATCCATGCTTCCCCTCCCACCCACACCCGAGACTTTCGACCGGAACTGCGTCTGGACCGTCTTCACCAAAGACCAAACTTGCTGGACTCCCTACGCCCCGGAGGACTACGGATGCAGCCCCAACTTCCCAGAGGTCCTGGCGTCCTTCCTCCACTACCAGGAGAGCAGGAACGACGGCTACTACGACGACTACGACCCCGAGGAGGACGAGTACTGCGTCGCCTGTCCCTCCTACCACAAAAAGCATAGTAGTAACAGCTACTACGACGACTACGACCCCGAGGAGGACGAGTACTGCGTCGCCTGTCCCTCCTACTACAACCACTAAGCAACCACTCCCAACAAAAATAAAAAAAATATAAAACACAAAACCCCAAAAAAATACCCCCTGTTCCCTCCCCTTGTTACCGCTTGCTTCCTTTTTTGTTTTCCTCCAGTCTAGATTAGACCTACTCCCTCGCCAGTACCAGTCTAGGAGCAAAATTGATTTTGTGATAGCGTCTATAAGTTAGTCATATCCCGCACACGAACTAGACAACACACACACACCACACTCGCACCACACTCAAGATGCCGTTCCAGTCCACTCTCAAGATGCCCCGGCACATTACCCCCACAGAAAACATGAGCTACGAAGAACACCTCCACAAGCGCGCCCAAGCGTATCTAGGAAGACACACCTGGACGGGAAAGATGCCATACAAGATGTGGCTCACGTGCCGACTCCGAGGACCTGGTATGGTCCGCAGGAAGGTGCCCGAACACTGGCGGGACTAGACGTAACCAAAACCCACAGCAAAAAAGATAAAATAACCAAACCCACATAAAAAAAAGATAAAATAACCAAACCCACAGCAAAAATTCCCTTTGTTACCCCCTGCTTCCTTTTTTTTATTCTACTAGTAGTAAAAACAATAACTTTCAAAATTGATTTCATCTAATGTCAATAGTCACTAGATAAAACAACCTCTACTTAACAAACACACAATGTTTAAAGCACTCACAAACCTTTTCTACAACTACTGGTATGCTACTCAGGAACAAGAAGAACAAGACGCCAATACTCCAGTGGAGATGGCGGATATTCAGAAACCAGAAACAGAACCAGAATCAGACACTGACCCAGAACCTGACCCGCCTACGGAACCCGATACTGAAACTGAAGACGAGCAGGAACAAGAAGAACTATACAACTCCAAACTTCCAATTTATGTTCACGGTAAAAATGCCGAGCAGTTCGTTTATAGTCTTCGAGACCGAATGAATATTGACCAGGTAACATATTGTGACCCAAAAAGTGGGGAAATTGTTCGTGCGGAATGGCTTCACCACTGGATGACAACCGAAGGATGTGTTGCTGTAATGGCTAGCGACTACTACAACACCCCCACTATTAAAAGGCAACCAAACGCTGAATTTGTGTATATTGGAGCAGACACAGGAACACTTGTTGCTACTGTTATTACCGAGAAAGAAAATGAATATGACGATGAAGATTTTTCCAAATACAAAATTCACACTCAAGAAATCTACGAAGGTAACATTAAAGAAGCGATTTCACAACTCTGGGCAGAAATTCTTGTAAAGTATGACTTCAGAGGCAATATTCAGTATGTGATGCTATATGGTTATCGCCTTCGTGACCTAGCATTTGAATTTAATTGTCCACAGGTGAGAGAACACGAAAATTTCTACGACCTATGGGATGAAGAGGAACGTTGTCTAGCATATACAGACGATGACTATGAAGCAATGGGTTTTACAAGTCAGGTGTGCTATCCCGGAACAAGCAACACATTCAGTCGTTCGTCAATGCCAGGTTTCCATCTTATTCACGACACTGTCTCGCCCAACGGAGATGTAGTTTATAAAATTCCAGCGTTCCGTTTCCCTGTGGAAGGTAACCAGGCAATCTACGTGGATGACGAATCAATTACTCTAATGAGTTTCCCAGAAGCAGACACTATTGAGTCATTCAAATTTAGTCATTTCAACACAGTAGATGTAGATGAAATTGTGCTCCAGAGTATTCAATACTTCAATGAGCATGTCGAAAAAGAAAATGAATAAATAAAATTGAATTATGTAACTTATTTTTTTTTATTTACAAGAATACTATGCCAGAATACGGACTTCCAACTGCTTACTACGACAAAAAATCAGGAAATCACCTTTCAGAAGCATCACGTGTAGTTAATTGGGAACCTGAGCAACACTGGCAACGTGTAAAAATTAGAGTTTCACACCTAGCACCTAATGATAGTATGACAAGTCCCAAACCTGGTTATGGTTACATTTATGGCATTACACCAGACTTCACAGATGTAGTTATCCACACTGTAGATACGAAAGATTATAAAACTTATCGCGAAGGACTTTATTCAAGCACACTAGACTATTACCTTGCTAATGTAACACCATTTGAAGACAAAGAAGTTAATCACGAGTGGTATATTGAGGTTTATAGTTACAATAACTGGATGACCTATGATTTATTTAAAAATTTAATTCTTGAAAGTATTCAAAATATTCAAAGTATACAAAACAAACTAATTAGTAAACTCGATTATGACTCAGATGAATTAGACGAACCCCTGCCTCCTCTTCCGAAAGCGTCAAGTTGTCATCCTGACCCATTATATGACACTGTAGAACATCCAGTTTAAATTAATTTCTATTAAAAAGATATATGGTTATTCATCCATTTTGGTTTATTTGTTTATTTGTTAGAGTAGCACTTATATTTGTAGTAAGATACTTACATAGTATTAATCAAAAGAAAATAGCAACATTATTTTTAACTTTAATTGGTCTAGGATTTATATATCAGTCTATCTTTGGTTCAAATAATGAGATACAATTAAATAAGGTTTTCTGGCACGAAACTAGAATTACTCACGGGTTACTTTATTTGATAGCGGTCTATTACCTTTTAAACAATAATTTGGATATGAACTCTATTGTGCTAGCATTAGATGTAATATTTTCAGTTATTTACAGATTTTATTTAAAAAAGTAAGAAGTTATTTTTCTTTAAATTGAATTTTTTATTTAAGAGTAAAAAACTATGAATACTAGAGATGCCAGTTGTAACAAGAGGTGAAAAAAGAGAAAATGATGCGTCACTACGAACGTTTTTTAATAAAAAGCGATTTTTGAGGGTTTCTAGATGTATAAATATCGAAAAAGCATCTCCATACTGGAGAATAAGTTACCTTAATAAAATAAAAAAGCAACAAAACATTCCTGTTGGTCCAAAGAACACTTGGGACAGATATAATTCAGGAGAGATTACACTAGATGAAATAAGAGTATTATTTAACAAATTACCTATTCATGATTCACTTCGTGAGTTGTATACTAGAGTTTCAGAATTCAAAGAGGAAATTATATTTACAGGGGTTAGATTTAAAAACCTCCAATTAGCACCTATGATTAACGTAATTGATACTTTTCAGCATAATAAAATGATGTCACAGCACGATTTAGTAGAGTTTGCCTACTTTGATACTGATAGAAACAGCGATTTCATCTATAAAATAGCATATATTCCATCAATTAATAGATTTATTATCCTTTATGACTACTGGTGTTCAAATTCATCATACATTTTCACTTTTAAACCACATTACACGCGTCAGTATTTACGTTTTAATGAATTAATTAATACTTGTTTGATGTCGCAAATCTCTAGTAACCTCGTTACTTTCATTTATAATGGTCAACATTTAATTGGAAAAAGAGTTAAACAAAAAATATCAGATTACGAATTATGTTACAATTAGATGCGATTATTAAAATACCACAACTGCCTCATTAGTTTGTCTCCATTAACATTCATTAGATGTAACGCATCATCTATTTTGTCTCTAATAGGGTCAGTTCGATATACTTTTTCTGTTTCGATGTATTCCTTAATGAGTTCATTTACTGCTTTTCTACCCGCTACATCAAACTTAGCACCTGTTTCATTATTTATGAAACCTATTCTATACTTCCAAAGGTAGAAACTACGTGCCATCTGGTCATCAAACAACTGATGCATACTAATGCTTTTCTCTATACCTAATCCTGAAAGGATATTACAGAACAAGTGGTCACTTTTAACACGTGAGTAGAATGAGCGATTAACTTTAGCGTCACTTTTCAAACGAGTAACTAAGTCGGTATAACTAGACTGTTTGAGTTGATTCCATAGAGATATCACAATCGGTAACACAATAATACCATCAGTATTAATCTTAACATATACATACACTTTCTCTAATGTCTCTCCACTTGGAAACTTTACAGATGCTGAAGTGTAGATTTCATCATTGTTAATGTAGGCGTATGGATTCTCCATAATGTGATTAGGCACTACAACATTGCTATACTCTAGATGTCCAAAGGTAACGAAACCAAGGTTATTGGCATTGAAATAGTTTTCATTGATGTTACCGTGGGTGAATACTTTGTAGGGTCCTTTAAAGATAGTCATTGGAATTATGCTCTAGAGTAACGAAAAAATAAATTTCAATTTTAATGCCTCGTCAGTAGTGTAGATACCGCTCACCAAAGAGTTTTTGAAAGTGTTCACAATCTATTTCTTGATGTGTCTTATATAATTCAGTTTTACATTTTTCACTACAAAACTTAACAGGACACTTATCACATTTAAAATAGTTAGTATCGGTTCCACATAATGCACAATGAATAAATAGGTTACGACCACAGTGACGTTTATGTATATGCCATGCTCGCTTTTGACAGTAGTGGTCACAAAACCATACCGACTTACATTTACCACACTTTTGAGTCACGTCTTTTTTATCACAAGCTAAGCACCATTTATCATACGTAGGCACAAAGTTTAATACCTTAGCATCTCTTTTTTGACGCATCTCATTTCCGGTGTCTATAGAGTAAGCAAACGAGTTATCAGACTTATAGGTTATAGGATATAGATACTTAACTCCTTCCTTAAGACGATTATATTCAGCGTCACTCATTTTATGATAACTATAGTATTCCAGCCTTTAATTTACAACATCAATAAAATTAAATAAGTGCCTCTTCAAAAAGCAACTTCATATAATAAAAACAATAGGATAGGTTTCCTTATACTCTAGTATGATTTGATTTTGTCGATTATTTTATATGGTTTAGAATTGTATTAAAATTGTTCGCAAAATGTTACCTTATACTATTTTAAATATATTGTAAAATTAATGGTAATAAAATATAACAAAAGTTAAAAAATAAAATTAGTAACAAATTCGAAAAAATTAAATAAAAATTACAACCGTGAGCTGGGGAGTTTGATATTTTCCTTATCGAGTTAATGGTGGGGTATGAAAAAAGTAAAACAAAAGTATAAGAAACGTG